CCTTTATAACAGAATGCAATTTCCGTGCCGTCGGGGGAAATTTGCACGTCACGCAGCCATAAAGGTGTAGCTGCATAACTGCTTGCTGCAACAAGGCTTAAAGCAAGGCAAGTTAGAAGTTTTTTCATGTATAAAACGAGAATAATCTTGAGCTATAACTGTTTTGGCTTTCCATTCACCTGTAGCCCATTTTTCAATGCCGACATAATCGTAGTAGATCGTAATTTTTGCTTTATTATATTGAATCGCCCAATTAATTACTTCTTTTGCCCCTTCTAACTCTGCAGATACATTTCTCAAGCTCAAAAAATTCCGACCTACAATTGGGGGCGAAAAAGCTTTATAAAGGACTTCCTTTCTGTCATTACCACTGAATATAATAGCTCCAAATGCCGATTTTTCTTCATTAGCATTGCAGCTTCCATCTATAAATGCAATAGCTTCATCTTCAGAAAGCTTCTCTATTTGAGTTCTTATTTGAGTATTGGTATCTATTACGCTATCAACTTCATTTATTTCCCCATTTGAGTTTGCATCATTAAGATACGCTTCAGCTTCTGACAAGGTCATGAATCCTCTATATAGCGCTCCATGGTACCCATTTACTTGCTTACTGCACTCATCCCATGTCCTATAAATCCCATTGTTTCGACCAATTTTCACAGCATAATAATTGTATTTTGCCATAGGATGACACCCTCCACTGTTTTTCTTCATTATAGCATACTACAAAGAAAACACAACTGTCTCATGTAAATCAACCAGCAAGTCCTATCATCGTACTTCATAATCGTTTCCTCCTGAAATCATTGTTTGGTTTGTATCGGTCAATCTATGATTTCGGATTTCATCTTCTGTCGGGAACCTCTATTGAGTTTTCCGAAGAAAACAAATAATCCGAACCCATCTCCTATCGGAAACAAGTTCGGATTATTTTTGTTTGGTCCACCTTTTGCTTCCCCAGTCGAACTTTTCTATTTTTATCCTTCCGACCTATTTTTACATCGCAATTCCCATTTTTCAGGCGAGAAAGACCATTTCCGTTGAATCTGTAACCAGTTTGTAATATTTGCGACAACAAAAAATCCCCCGCCAGCTTTCCTCTCGGATTGCCAGCGGGGGATTTTGTCTGTTATTCTTCTGTGTAGCTGTTCTTGATGGGCAGTGCTTTGGCTCGGTTATACAATTCCGTACCCGTTCCGTTCCCTCCCAGCGCATGGTAGCTGTTGTAAAGATAGCCAATGTTCGTCAGGCCCACCGTGTCAATCCAACCTCTTGCGATGTAGTAATTGCACGATTGATACAGGCGATCATGAAGGATTGCTTTCAAGCCGTCCTTCATGGCCTTGTTTTCATCCTTCTGTTCCTTGACTTTCTTTGAAAGCCTCCGGTACGCCAGCGTCAGGCCGCCAGCAACAATGCCGAAACCCCATTCCATCCAATACTTGATGATAAATTCCAGCATTGTTTACTCCTTGCGGCTGTTCTTGCCCTCCCCCACGTTACCGAAGTGGGCCACCGTCTGGGTGGTTTCTGCGGATTTCTTTTCCATGTAGTCTTCCAGCTTGTTTTTGGTGACATTGAACACCATCTGCACGATCCAGTCCAGCGTTTTCTCATTGATTGCCCAGTCCAGCCAGTCCGGGGTGTAGCCGCGCAGCACTGCAATAACGTGGGCTTTCTTTTCCGCACCCATGCCGCTGCCGAACTTTTCCTCCGCGTTGACGATCCACTTATAAACCGTCTTTGCCACGAACAGGCCGTAGCCCAGACGGACCAGCCCCAGCGCAGCAACTACCGCGCCGACCGCCACAAGAATAGCCGCCAGCCATTCCGGGAAGATCATAAGAAACGATTTCAGAATATCCATCATATTGTTTTCCTCCTACTCTGCCGCTGGATCAGCCCTTCCAGCGGCCCTTCGTGGCGCGAACATCCACATGAACAAAGGCACAGTTCCGCACGCCGGTCTTGATGGGATAGATGCCAATGCCGCCCTTGTTCGGCATCAGCGTTTCCACATACTCTGCCAGCTTCGTGATAAGAATGCCTTGGATGTAGATGTCGGCCGCCTTTCCGTACTGGTGCTGACTGAATTTTGCACCGCCCACCTTCTTGCTCAGATTGTAGGCGGCAGTCCGGTATGCCGAGTTGATGATTACCGGCCTGCCGAAGTGGTCACGGACCTTCTGCAAAATCTCCACCAGTTCACTGTCGATAAAGATAGGATCAGACCCATCCTTGCAGCGAAACTCCTTCACCTTGAAATTCTTAGACAGGCTTTTTTCGCCGTCCCGATCAAGGGAATACACGTTCAGTGCCATACGATCACGCCCTTTCAAATAAAATGGGGCGCGGCTCCCGCCGCACCCCGCCGTTTCCTCAGACCTCAACTTCCAGGTCTTTCAGAATCTGCTTGACCTCATCCCGGATGATTGCCGGAACCTGGTCAATGGTCTTCCTGCCCTTGATGATAAGGGTAGCATAGACAACTGCCATTACGTCCACCTCCTTTTTTAGCAAAATTTTAAGCATCAGCTCACGAAGGACACTCACTTGTTGTCCTCCGCCAGCAGGGCTTTCACCTTTTTCTGCAAGCTCTTGGGCACCTGTGCCAGAGTTTTCTTGCCTTTGCGAATCAGGTCTGCGTAGACCGTTGCCATGTAGTCAGTGCTCATAGTTCACACCCCCTGCTCATTCCGTGGCGGTGCTGGTCACGCTCAGCACCTGTTCGTACACATCACAAAGCGCCATCTGGGTGCTAGTGAGCTGGTCTGCCATGGTAGCGTTCTGGTTTTCCAGCTCCTTCACCCGGTCTTCCAACTTCTTTTCTTCCGGCACCGGGACGGGTGTAGGCGGCGCATAGTCCCACCATTTGTCAAAGTCCGCCTGAACTTCCTCGGCGGTCAGCACGCCATCCACACGCTGCTGGCGTTCGTCGCAGGCGTAGACGGTATACTTCTTGCCTTCGTCATCGGTCTGTTCCTGCTTTTTGATATCCTTCCGCAGGATCATGTCCGTTTTGCTGCCAACGCGGAACACCTCAACGGCGGCCGGCAGGAAGGGATAAATCTCACTCATGCTGCTTTCCTCCTGTTGTTCTGGATCATCGACCATCGGGCAACGCTCCACCGCGCCGCCTTCATGATCGTTTCGACCTGATATTTTTCTTCAAGGTTTGCGCTATCGCTGTTTGTAAACCATCCGTTGTATGCGGTCAGCTTTGATGCACGCCAATGTGGAACATAGCCCAGCATTGCAAGGTCATGCCCTGCGCGGATCAGCTGCCGCCTGATGCGGCGGAACACACCTTTGCGGACGATGGTATATGTGCGGCGCACCGCAAATCCCATCATGTCCAGCGCCGGTGTACGGTGTTTGCTTCCCTGCGCTCTGGCGGCTTTCGCACGCTTTTCTTCCTCGAATGATGCAAAGCGCACCTGCTGCCATGCCTGCTTTAGCTCTAAGCCCAGTGTGGACTTTACCCAGTGGGTCGCCTTCTTCATTGCTTTCATCAGCTGTGATGCGTGCCCGATGATTACAAAATCATCCGCATAGCAGACGATCTCGCGGACAAGCCGTGTCCCCGTGCCGCGCCGGACCTGCTTTAGGGATAGCAGGTATCGGAGAACATAGCTCATAACGTAGTTGAAAGCCCACGTTGAGAAATACCCGCCGATTAACAGCACGCCGTCCGGGTAGTTTTCGGTCACAGCACCGGCATACCAGATCAGCTTTTTGTTCTTTCTGATGTCCCGTTTCAAAAGCGTTATCACGCAGACTATCGTTGTAGACGGATATGCTTTGTGCACATCGCCCTTGACTGCATCCAGTTTGCCAAGGATTTTCTTTCGGACGATCCGCTCAATCTGCCGCGTTCCCGCCACCTGTCCTTTGCCCGGGATGCTCCCGAACTGCATCGGCAGCAGCTTTGCATGGAGCAGCGGTTGCAGTGCATGAACAAGGATGTACTCATGTACCTGCTGTTCCGGCGATTCCTGGCAAAGGTCCCGTTCCTTCATTTTGATGCCATCGATCCGCTTGAACTGCCGGACAGGTTTCAGGTCAAGGCATTCGTCCCTGATCTTCTGTGTTTCCCGTTCGGCCACTGCGTCAATGGCATCAATGATCTTCCTGCACTCGTGGTTCTTTCGTTCATAAAACAGCTCCGGTTCAGAGATTTTTCCGGTCTTTGTGAGAACCGTTCTAAAATCCCTGCGCCGGAGTTTTCCGTTTCCAAACGCACAATGTACCGCTGACAGGTTGAAACCGACATCCTCAATGTCAACGTCTTTTGGTTTACAAAATGTTTTCATATAAAAATCATCTGGTTCTTCAACGGCTTTCGGGTTCAGGCTTTTGCCTTATGCTACTAGCCGCCAGCAGGTTCCTTGTCCTGCCGCCACGGATGGACCCGCCCTTTCCTGCGGACGCAGCGCCGTGATGCTGGTTTCAAGAAATTTTCGCACATAAGCGCGGAATGCATGATGCAATGATTGATGATTTTTGTGAACCAGTTGCACGCCAGCGCCGCCGTTCCAGTTCGCGTTACCGACCCAGTTGTTCGAGTTCGCCGCCGCCAAAGACGCATTGCCGCCGTTGTTCAAGTTGCAGCACCGCCAAGCCGCGCGGACACCGGACGCTGCCGGATTGACGTAGAAGCCAGCCTTAACGCCGGTGCCGCTGCCCGCACGGGTAGACACGGCAGCAGGCCACAGCACCGCCGGGTCATTGCTGATTGCCGTATCTTCGATATACTGCCATGCGTTGGCTGTGCCTTCCGGGAAGGTCAGCGTCAGGTCTTCCTGCTTCGTGTAGTCAGGAGAGATAGAACCATTGGTCGTTACCTTCGTCTGATCGTGGCAGGTGTAGATGTCAAAGGTGTAATTGCCGTCGTCATCCTTGCCCCACTGCCACAGTTCGTCCGCCACGATCAGGTATGCACCGTTCTGGAACTCCGTCTTCTGGATCAAGCCGGGTTCCTTGCCGTTGGTGTAGTTGGTGCGGGAGCCATCGTTGCCGCGCACGCTGTCGTTATAGCCGCTGCCATAAGGCATAGTGGACAGCATCGTCTGCCCCTTGACCACATTCCAGGTATCGCCGGTATCAACGTAGACTGCTTTGTAGCCCGTTCCGTCCACGTTGATGTCTTCAATGCGGGTAATGCGGGCTTCGGTCTGGATGTCATGCAGGGTGGCATCGTTACGGTCGGTCGTGCTCTTCGTGTGGGTGCCAATGGCAACGTAGGAATCAATAAGCAGGTTTGCGGCCTGCTCGGTTGTCACCGGGAAGTAGTTCACGCCCTCTGCGTCAATGGCGGCAGTGTACTGGTAGTTGTAGGAAGTGCAGCCCTCAATGGTGCCGCTGTTGCCCTTGCGTGCATACTTCAGCTGGATCATGCGCTCCTGCCATTTCAGCAGGTTGCCGGATGCACCGGCGTACTGGCTGCCACGAGCACGCCACAGCTGCACCAGCTGGGTGTGGCTCTTGTAGTTCACCGGTGCCAAACCCGTGTGACCGCCGATCTTGCCGTCATCCTGCATACCGGCGAAATACTTCGGGTTTGCAATGTACGGATAGGTCTTGCCGGTACGGTCGGTGCCCTGCGGCCACTGCTCGTAACCGCCGGACGGGTGGCAGCGCATACGCAGGATGCGGTAGCCGCCCTCGTTGCGCTCACGCACATAGGTATTCTTCTGCAACACCCAGACCAGATGATTGGTACTGCGCACAAAGTCGTCATCGTCGATGTACTGGCAAGCGTAGATCGTGTGGCTGCCGTCCTCGTTCTTTTCCGCCGCCACTTCCACGCACCAGAACTGCGGCAGACCGGCAAAATCATCCTTGCCGGATTCTGCGGCGGTAGACGGAGTGCAGGACAGGCCCACGCTGTCGTCGGTCAGCTCACCGATTGCGGTGTTGGATGTGCTGAACAGCGGGAACTTTACGCCATGCACGCGGCTGTCGTCCAGCACATTGCCGAACCAACGTTCCAGCATCCGGTTATAGGTGCTGGTGTTCGGATTCCAGTTCGCCGTCCACCAGTCTACGAACAGCACGTTCATTTCCCGTGCCGTGGTCACTTTCTGAGCCAGCGCGTTATAGTACCGGTCGATGGTATCTTCATTGCCGGTTGCCAGAACGGCAGTACGGCCATCGCCCGCCGCCGCCATGGTGGTACCGGACACCGCAGCAAAAATCTGCTGCAAGGATTCATCGGATGCCATGTGAGTTCTTGCCATGTTTAGTCCTCCTGTCCATCATCAAAGGTCAAGCGACCGGCTTCGTCATAAAAGAAGTACGGAAGCTCTTCCAGTCTTTCCAGTCTTTTTCCGGTGGCTGCCGCATCGGCGGCAGAGCCTTCCTTTTTCAGTGTCTTATCCGGCAGTAGTTCCTTTGCCCAGTTCGGCACATCTTCATCGATCAGCTTATAGGTGGTGCCGTCAATGACAAGGTAGGTCGCCCGTACGATTTTTACGTTTGCCATTCCGTCTTACCTCCCAGAGAGAGCGTCACCACACCGCGTCCATCATCCGAAGCGGTCAGCTTTAAGGCGTTCAGGTTCGCTTTGATGCCCGGCACCTGCAAGGTTTCGCCCACCACTTTTGCGATCTGCGCCGGGGTGGCACGGTAGAGATCGTTTTTTCCGTCTGCTCGCTTCCGAACCACGATTACATAGTCCGCACTTTCAAACGTTTCTGCCAGGGCTTTGTCTGCCAGACTTACCATGCCCATTTCTCTGCCGCCTCCTTCTCAATGGCTTTCAGCTCTGCGGCTTCATCCTCGCCGATCAGACGTGCCGCTTCCTCGTAGGTAAGATTCACCTTCTTCGGTGCGGTATCGCCCAGAGCTATACTGCGCATATTGCAGTACCAGCACACAGCCAGCACACGCGCCTTGTGAACTTTGCAGATTCCGGTATATCTACGATTTGCAGTTCCGAACATTTCATAGTTCAAACCACTGCACCAGCCGCACCCGGAAGATACCGGGCAATGGATGCACTCTTCCGTGGACTGTGATTTCATGGTGATTGCATCCAGTTCTTCCTTCACCTGCCGCTGCTGATCCGTGGCATACAGACCGCCCTCCTGCACATTGCCCAGACACACCCGATCCGCCTTCTCTTTTCCAATAGAGATAGGCGCATACCTGATGCAGGGATACGCGGACCCGTCCGGGGCAAAACTCAGCATTGAGCCGGTTCCGCCGCAGAAGTTTCGGTCGTTCTGTTCTGCATCGCCGATCTGTTCATCCAGCATAGCAATCGCCACGTCCCAGCCGTTCTTGATAACGTACTGCGAAACCTCTTTCAGCTGTTTGTACAGCGCCTTGCCGTCCTCGTCCGTGTACATCGGTTCGTAGGCGCAGTTCCCGGCAATGTGCCTGCACCCGGCATCCAGCATCATTTTCATACTGGATGCAATGTACTGGATGGAGCCGGGCACGAAGGTCATTTTGCTGTTGAGCCAGCCATACTTCCGCTTGCCGTCCTGAAATGCCGCCCACGCAGTAGAAAAGCTGCCGTTTCCGTCTTCATCGATGCGGTATCTGTCGTGCAGCTCTTGCACGCCATCAATGGACACTGTAACGGACATGAGATCGTGATACTTTTCCAGCAGGTGCTGCGCCGCCGGGGAGAACCACAATCGGCCATTCGTGGCAAAAGAAATGCGCGTGAACGGTCCCAGCGGGATTTCCCTCCGGTAGCACTCCGAAAACCAGTAGTCGCAGATGTGCTCGATCAGTTCAGCTTCCAGCAGCGGTTCTCCGCCGATGAAGTCCAGGATCAGGGCTTTGGTGTCCCGGTTCACAAAATCGGACGCGCCATCCTCATACAGATTCAGGATGTAGTCCACGATTTTCTTTCCGGTTTCCAGCGTCATTTTCTCGGTAGACTTGTGGTGCTCATAGCAGTATGAGCACCGCAGGTTGCAGGCGTTTGTGATCTGGAACGTGATACTTCGGCAGATGCTTCCACACTCCCGCCTGTCCCGGCCATATAAGCGCTGGACGGTATTCCCGTAGTCCTCATACTTTTTCGTTCTCAACGGGGTGTACCTCCTCCCGCTCAAAGTCGAAGTGCACGATCAGGTTCGGGTTCTCTTCCGGGTCGATGTACCGCGCCAGCACCTTGTCCTGCACCATCTTCAGCTTCATCTGCGCTTTCCGGCACAGTCCTGCGTAGTAGTGCAGCATATCAGCAATCATCGTATTCGCGCCAGTGTTCAGCTGGCGGGACAGAATTGCCATCAGCGCTTCATAGGACTGCGCTTCGTAGTATGCACGTTCCACCGCTTCACTTTCCTGTGTGGTGATCTTGATATTGTTCATGCCGTACTCCTTACTGTGCATCCCGTTTCGGCAGCTTGTCCGCCGCCTGACGGTATCTTGCACGGACTCGATTCATCTTGACCATGGCCGAAACCATATCGTGCATATCTTCTGTTTCGCTCAACCGCAGCAGTTCGATCAGCACAACAAGCAGGTGCCACATAGAGAAAAACTCCACATCGTCTTTGCATTCATACTGAGCCGCCTTGATGAACGGTGCAGGATCGCACTCACCTCTTCGGACAGGGTGTGCTGCAAAGTTGAACGTCCTGGCTGCCAGACCAAAGCCCATCAGGTAAATCCGGTCTTCGTCCGCGTCTTCGCCGCAGGCTGTCACTACAGACTGTGCAACTGTGATGCAGTATGCGCACCACACATCGAACTTATCTTCCGTGTTCACCATGAACATACCGGCACATCCGATGCACCAGAAAACTTTCTCTATGCCGGGCGGAGCATCAGCAAGAAGTCCCTGCCAGTCCTCCGGGTTGACCGTTTCGTGGGTCTGGATTTTCAGCATCGGAAGATTTTTGGTATACGCCTTTTCGCTTCTTGCGTCGTTGTTCGGTTCAAATGCCACGTCCATTTTGTTCTCCCTTTCTCGTTACCACAGGAATCCAGAGCAGGATGTACAGCCGCCAGAGCAGCTTCCAGAGCATCCATCGCAACTGCTATCACAGTTGCTTGTGCAGGATGCGCCACAGTGAGAATTGCAGTCTCCTTCGCAGCTGTCAGAACAGCCGCTTTTACAGTTTGCAAAGCAGCCATTTCCTCTGCAACTGTCCTGGCAGCTGGACGCACAGTAGGAATCGCACCTATCGTTGCACCGTCCCGTACAATCATCCGCGCAGGTAGCATCACAGCTACCGGAACAGCCGCCGGAACAGCCGTCACAGCCGCCTTTGCATCCTCCCTTGCAGCCCGTCTTGCAGCCATTGGTGCAGTCATTTGCACAGCTTGCCGTGCAGGTCGTGTTGCAGGTATTTGTGCAGTTTCCTAAACAGGTGTTGCTGCACGACCCCTGACAAGTTCCCCTGCAAGTAGCCGTGCAGTCATTCGCACAATTTGCCCTGCAAGTTCCTACGCACCCTCCGCCACAGCTGCCGGTGCAGCTGGTACAGGACGTGTTGCAGCCATTGGAGCAAAGCCCCGTGCATTGCCCGCTGCACCCGGTCGCCGTCGCAGTTTCCGGGATATTGCTCAGTGTGCTTACCGTTGCCGCCGCTTGCGCAAGCCCCGATGCTGCAACTTGGTCTCCCCGCGCCGGTGTCGTTGCACCGCCCTGAACGGCATCCACCAGACGGGTGATTTTCTGGATGTGTTCTGCATCCACGCTCACGCCATCCGCCGGGGTCACATTGTACTGGTACGCTGCTCCCCTATATGCTGCCATGCTGCCAACGGACTGTCCCTGTGCGGTGCCTTCTGTCTTGCCGCGCCGACCGATCTCTGCGTCTATCAGGCTTTTCAGGGTGAGAAAATCTTCGTCGGAAATAAACTGTCCTCTCTCCGGCATCCTCTCACCCCCTCACCCGGACACGAATGCGGCGTTCATCCGTCCGTTCGTCGCCTTCCACCGCATAGCCGACAATGCATTCTGCCGGAGCAAACTCCCCTGCGCAGGCCGCCCGGCCAATGCCAGGCGTACCCGAAGGCAAAATTAAATCCCCGGTCTTCACCCTGCCGGTCACGCGCACTCTGACGCGCCCTGCAAGGGAAACGGGGATATACTTTTCTATGTTAGCTTTGAAGTTGTCGTCTTTCTCGTCCGGCGTATCGCCGCCAATCAGGTATGCATATTCGTCCGTGTGCACGCCCACAACGCGGTCCATCTTTCCAACCGCCTTGATATACCGTTCTGTCTGACTGCTCACATCCAGCGCAATGATGTCGCCCGGCTTGGTATCGCACCCGCGGGGAAACCATTCGGCGTAGTCGTTGTAAACCGCGCCATACACTTTGCGGAAGTTCGCCGTGCCATCGCTGCCGACGTAATAACTGTTGTCGGTGCCAAAGTATGTAGACTGCTGGAACCGCACTGCACCCGTAAAGGTTCCGCCAGACGTTGGCATTGCACCCAGATTCGCCAGTGCCTGTGTTGCAGTCTGTGCGCCGGTTCCTCCGCGAGAAATAGGGAACGTTCCGCTGGTCACATCATCCGCGTTGTGCTTGTGGTCCATTGCTGCTGCCGAAATGTCCGCAGCGGAAATTTTGTGTGGGTTCTTTGCAGAAAGGTGTGCGATGAAGGCGGCAATTGCCGTGCGAATCTTCCGCAGGATGTTTCCCAGCTTTTCGCCGGAAGCGATATTCTGCACATCGTAGGAGCCATCCGTCTTCGTAATGTAGTCATTTGAGAACACCGGCTGTTGGTTCGTCGGGGTGACATTGGGCACATTGCCCAAACCAACCTGCTCTGCCGTAACATGGTGCGGATTGTTGTGGTCATCGATGTGGTCTTTCAGGTCTTGCTTACTGGCATAGCCGGAATACTCGCCCAGCGTTGCCGTCACCTGCTCTGCATCACCAACCGCAACAACCATGTGGAAGGTTTCCTGCACCGTCATGTCGCCGCTCTCCGGCGGTACAACGGCAGCTTCGTTTCCCGCATTGGCATATGCATACAGGATTTCTCCATCGTCTGGGTCGTTGGCAAAGATGCCAATTTCACGGGCAATCAGCTTTGATTTCAGGCCGCTGTTCGTGTAGGTAGATTCCAGCACGGCGCAGTTTGCGGACAGTTCAATGCTGTTGATCTGCATATTGGCTGCCAGATGCACAAGATTTTTCAGGTCACGCGGTTCCTCCGGTGCAGCACCATCGCCAAGCGCAAATTTCGTGAAATTGATCGCGGTGCCATTCAGAGCTTTCACGATCAAAGCTCTGCCCGCATTGGTCAGGATCAAACTCGGAAAAAACATCGTTTCCCCCTTTTAGTCTGTTAGGATGTTCCCGTCTGCGTCCAGAAGGGCGTTTTCGTCTGCATCTACAAGCCAGCTGAATACGCTCTCTCCGTCTGCCGTCACGCCAGACCACTTGCCCACAGTGACCGACGCAAAGCCGAAGAACAGCTTGTGCATTTCCTCCGTGGAAAGCTGCAACATATCTAGGTGGGCGCTGGCCCGTTTTACATGGCTAAGGATGTCCAGCATTTCCTCAATGTCGATGGGGCCTTCTGCCTTAATCTTGATTCGGAAGCAGCCCGGCGTTCCGTCGTACTCGAACCATTCTCGCACAGTCGCGTCACCGTACAGGTCACGCATCATATCTTCCACAGCTGCTTTTGTTCCCACCGTCATATAATAAGGTAGGGACGCTTTCACAAGCCGCCGTTTTGTTTCGATGTCGTAGTCCTGCCGGTAGCGCGGCGCACGGAATTGAACTGCCAGAATGTCCAGCAGTTCATCCGATGCATGGTCAATGCCCGTGTAGATTTTCGCATTGTCGGTAAAATCCAAAATCAGAATTGCCAGCTCATGCCATGCATCCGATATCGACTTTACCCATTGCTGGTCTGCAACGCTTTTCGGCAACAGGTCGGCCAGCTTTGCATTGCGAAGATCAGTCATCTTCCAGTCCTCCGTACACCACATTGCAGGTTGTCAGCTTCGGAATCTCAGCGCTGCCCACCACAACGTCGGTTGGCGCGGTGATCTTCACCTTCTTTGCCCCGGCATTCTTGATTTGTGCAATCAGTTCCGCCGGGTCAATGTCCCTGCCCATAGTGCGCTGCCACACCTTGTAGACTTCAACCGCTTCGTTCACTGCGTTCTGCACAGTAACGGCGATCTTGGATTTACTGCGGGCAATGGTATAGGTCACGTCAATGCTGTACTCAACCTCGGTCGGGGCTTTGCAGTGTACATAGTCCGTCATGGGTCGGCGTGCATCATTGCGCAGATTTTCTTCCATGCTGTCGCAATCACTTTTGCTCGGCAGCGTTCCATCCTGCAACGTAAAATAAATGTCCACCACGCAGGGCGACGGGCTTTGTACGGAAACGTCCTTCACGTCGTTTCGCCATGCCTTAGCGAAATACTCATAAGCGTCCGGTGGACCAGCACAGGAATATGTAGAGGGCACCAGGTAGGTTCTCTCCGTCAGCGAATCGTCGCTTTCAATATCCGTACCACCGCTGCTGGCCGTAACGTTTACCGCCGATGCAACATAGGGGATGGGGTCCACCAGCTGATTGATTTGCCCTTCCTCAATGCCGGACGACGCCGCGCCTTCTTCTGCCGCTTCTGCTTCTACGTCCACATACTGCGAACCTGGCGTGATCTCCGCGTAGTCCATCGTGGCAAAATAAATGCCGTTCTGTGTTCTAACGCGGGTTTGCGCTGGAATGCCTACAGCACCAGGCTGTTTTGCATCAGCCAGAGTAAACCGGATCGTCACCTTTGCTTTTTCAGCCGGGCGGCGGGTCAAGCCATAGTTCCCGGCCAGGTCGTCCAAATCGTCGTGGGCGGAGTATTTCAGCAGCATTCGTTTCGGGCCTGCATCGACGTACTGCAAAATCTGGTAGCCAAAAAGTGTCATTGCTTTCAGTATCAGTGCCGGGACACTGGCGGGGTAAATAATCGGTGTCTGCCCGGTTGCTTCCTGCATGGATTGACTGAACTCTCCCTTTGTCAGCTCTTCCACTTCCTTCATAGTCAGGTTGTCGGTAAAGCTGATATCCGGCAGATTTTGAAGCTGTGAAATTTCAGACACTTCTCAACACCACCTTTGGGATCAATACCCCCTGCCCCACCTTCGACGTGTCCCACTCAATGCGGACCACTTCAACGCGGGGTTCGTACTTCTTTGTTTTGCGGACGATTTCTGCCGCCAGTAGCGCTTTTGCAACGCTGGTCGGCTTGTCCACGGCATCCAGCGAAATGCCGAAGTCCCGGTCAAGACCCTGTTCCCCGGCTCGTGCGGAGTACAGTACTTTCAGGCATTCGCAGATATCCTCTGCATCTTCCATGCCGGAGGATGCAAGCTGAATTTTTGCTTCTCCTAAAGTCATGCGTATTCCTCAAATGATAAATCGATTTTGCAGCGGACAAGCCGTCCACCTGCAGCAACGCAGTCCCATGCGTCGGACGCATCCGTCAGCTTAAACAGGCACATTCCCACAGGGTCGCTGCCGATAATCAGATAGTCCACCGTGCCTTCCTCCGCCATCCGCTGGATGTTCGCCAGCATTTCACGCGGCTTCACACCGTACTGCGCGTCCAGCGTGACCGTAAACTTGTACGCCTTCAACTTCTGGCCGGTCAGCTCGCTTTTCGGTTTTCCGTTGATTGTGTTGTGGGTCGCCCAATCGCTGCCCGTACTGCCTTGGATATCCTGCATCGTGAATACCTTGTTGCTGTCTACCGAAAACACAAGGCCGCCAAAACATCCAACCTGCATACTGTGTCCTCCTGCGGCTTACGTCGGCTTTGTCGTATCTGCCGTGCCTGACGCGTGAAGTGGTGCCGTGTACTTGTGCGTGTGGTTCATCAGACTGATCCCGCTAATTACCGCATCACCGCCACCGCCATTGATGTTGACGGTTCCACCATCAATGGTGATGGTGGGCGCATTCATGCTGATCTGGGACCCGCCCTGAATGGTGACATTGCCGCCCTGAATGGTGACGGTGCAGCTTCCCACTTTCACGGTCAGTTTTCCTTTCACTTCCAGCTCGGCATTTCCGTCAACGGATTCCGTTTTGTTCTTCTTGGTTTCCGACTTCGTGTCGCCCTCATTGTGGAAGGTGGCTTTCTTTCCGTCATAGCGGAAATAGCACTTCCCGGGTTTGTCATCGAAGTCCTGTCTGTAAAGGTTTTGGGCACCCTCCGGGGGATTTTCATTTTCGCCCCAGGTGGTGCCCAAAACCACGCCTTCTTCTTCTCCGTTGGAGTTATGCGCCACCACAACGGTGTCTCCGACTTTCGGCATTTTGTACCCAGCATTCGCCAGCATCGGGATCATGTCCGTCACACTGTCTTCCCGGTCTTCGTATGTAACTTCCATACAGCCGGTTTTGTAGTTGATGTTTGATACTTTGCCAAACCGTATTGAATCTGCCATCATGTGACGCTCCTAACGTCTTTCGCATCGACCCAGCCGGTCACGTTCTTTCCAACAGGCGTCTTGCCGCAGCGGGAAGCAAGGTTCGTGATCCTATACCTTCCCGCCACAGCCACGCCGTCGTAGAGGTAATACTTGCCGCTTACCGTCCGTACCGGCTTTTTGTCAACGCTGGTGTAGTAAAGCGGTGCGTTTTGCAACGTCACCGCTTTACCGTTACTTTCACTTTCTTCCAGAGCAGAAACCCAGCTGCATTCAAGCGTCTGTTCAAGCCCGCTTCTTCGGCTATACTCCAACGTCACCTTGTCGATGAAGTATTTGCCGGACAGTTTACCATAGCCCGTAACGTTGACATTCTGGCTCTCGCACAGCTCGATCTGGGCCAGCGCCAGCTTGAACTTAATCTTGGTTGAACCATGGTTCGCATTGTCCAATGCTGCTTGCAGGCGACGCTCTGCGTCGGCCTGACTGGACGCATACTTGGATATGCGTTTCGTCCTTCCACTCTTTCCGATCTCCGCTCGGATTTTTATTTTCTTTTTCTGGTTTGAATACTCCCATATACCGTGCGTATAGGTTCCGTCAAACCCATCGTTAAAATTGAATGACCCCGGCACAATGTCCGTCCGATCTATGGTCGCTGCCACCTTCTTTTTCTTGTAGGCTTCGCGGTCATAAATCCACAGCTTCTTTGAGTACGCTTTCAGAATCAGGCCATAGTCTTTGCATAGATCATCAAGGAAGGAGCTGTCCGTTGCCTTCTGTTCTCGCTTTACGATTTCTGCGTCCTTCCCATCAAACCCCAGTTCAAGCGAATACCGCCCGGCAATCGTCTGGGCGATTTTCTGAATGCTGGTGTTCTTCCAGATAAATTCCCGATCTTCTTCCGAAAAGCTTGTGTCATTCGGCTTTGATGTAGCACTGATTGTCATTGTGCCGGGCGCGCTGCTGTAGCCGATATTATCCACGGTCATAACGCCGCCGTTCATCTGCCCTTCCTGTCCTTCTTCAGGCCAGTCATGGGTAAAGATCGTGCCGTCCAGTGTGGTGCCTTTTGTGGGCATCCAGTCGTCCAGCCATTTGTCCGCCATTGCATTTATGGTGACACTCAGGCTGTCGCTGCTGTCTGCCGCGTTTCCTTCATGGGAAATGCTTTCAACATCAGCTTCGACATCAGACGTAATGTCCTTTTCTTTGTAAATCAGCTTGACGCTTGCCCTTCTCGGTTTCATTCATTCTCCTTCCAGGGCGGCAGGCTTCCGCTCTGTTCCTCGGTCAGCTCCGGCGTTTTCAGAACAACCCCAGAATCAAAACAAAACGTCATGATTTGTTCCGGGTTTGCCTGCATCAGGATATCAGCACAGTATTCATCGCCGTAAACTTTTTTGGCGATCTTGTCAAACGTATCGCCGCTTACAGTTGTGTATGCCACGCTTCATCACCTCACGCCGGTTTATACGCTGTCCTGCGGTGTTTCTGGAAATACTGATCCATGAATTGCTCGAACAGGGCAAACAGTTCCTTCGTCTTGCGGGCTGCTTCTTCCTGCGATACATCACTAGAGAACGTGATGTTCGGTGCGAAAACGATTTGCGGCGTTTCTCCGCTATCATCCCGCACGCCCAGCATCTTACCAGCCAGCTTCCATGTGTCGATGTTCTGCTGGCGGACGCCGCGCTGGAAAGAAATAACCGCTTCGGTTCCAGCTTCACCTGCAATAGACGGTCCGTTGGTAAAGCCGCCCTGCGCAAACTGTGGCATGGCGACTTCAGACAAGTTAAAGCCGAAGGTCTTTCCGCCGATGCCGGGCACCCAGTCCGGGACTGGCACTGAAATTTTATTCAGTGCACCAATGATGCCGTTGACGACCTTGATCGTCACAGAAACAATGCTCTGGATCAGGCTGATAATTCCCATGATGACCGGTTCCACGATGGGCAGCAGCGTTTGCACGATGCCGACCACGACTTTCACCGCATTCACCAGCGTTGTGCCGACCAACGACACCACCGATGCCAGCAGCGGAATCAGTGCAGGAAGTGCCTGCGTCGTCATGAAGTTAAAGACTTCCAGAATCAGCGGTTTCAGGTAGTTCACGCCCAAGTCTACCAGCTGACCTACAATGCCAGCCACCGACTGAATCAGCGGGATAAACATTCCGAAGGCGTTGCCTGCGCCCTCGCCAAATGTCTGCGTGATAAAATCTTTGATGCCTGCCAGTCCTTCCGGTGAAAGCGCCTGCTGAATCGTAGCGCCGACGTTCTGCACTGCGCCAACAAAGCCATCAAAAACCGCAACGCCCTGTTCGCCGAAGGTGTTCTGCACAAGTCCCCGGATGTCGTCCAGATGATCGCCCAGAATGCTGAACAGCGCAATGGCGGTGCCGATTGCTGTTGTAAACTGGCCCATTGGACTTAGAAAAATCTTCCCTGCCAGTTGAAGCGGTTTTGTTGCCACGTTTAGCATCCCAAGCGAATTGAGACCGCCTTTTCCGAAAACCGAACTTAGCCCTGCACCCGCAACTTTCAGCAGACTGCCCGAATTGTTAATTTCATTCCACATGGATTTTTTTGCATTTCCGGGAATGTTTTTAACATTATGCGCCCATCCAAAGAGTGGCAGCGACTTTATAAGCCCAGGATTTGCACGAATATCCTTCACGCTATCCAGAACAGACCCGCCAAAGCTCGTTGCCTTTCCAAGTAGCTTTGATCCGCCGCCTTTTGTCTTTCCAATGATAGACGGCAAGATTCCAGCCAGTCCCTTCATACCTGTTTCGATTTTTGGGGCGGCGATCATGCCGCCCCATGCAGCAGCCACCGCCGAAGCGATGCCTGCCACCTGCGGCCCATTTTGGGACAGGTACTTGAACAGTGCTTCAATTTTCGGCATGATTTTGTCGATGCCTGCCAGCACTGTGTCCATCAGGCTGTCGATTTTTGGCATAGCGTCCGATAAAAAATCTTTCGCGTATGGCAACAGTTTCATGCCGACCTGCTGCGCAAAGACAGATACCTTGTTGGAAGCAATGCCAAACATATCATTCCAGTTGTTTATGCTGGTCATAAATGCTCGGTCTGTCGCGCCATCCGCATCCTGCAATTCCGAAAGTTTCTGCTCGTACACATCCATGGTGTTCAGGATGCCTTGTGCGGCTTTTAGATCACGCATAGAAAACAGAGCAGCAAACTTCGTTGCGTCACCGCCTGCGTACTGCCCCAGTTTCTTAATAGTTCCGCCCAAGCCTTCCTGCTGAACCATTGCATAGGCTGACTTGTAGCCCAGGCTTTCCACGGCCTTTGATAGTGCCGTGGACGGTTTCAGCATCTTTGTGTACAGGGTGTTCAGAGCTGTACCCACGGTATCGGTATTGCCGATAACACCGGTCAAGGTTGCGAATCCGGCATACAATTCCTCTTGTGAAACGTGAAGGGCAGCAGCGGAGCCAGACGCTTTCTGGATTCCGTTTGCCAGTTCCGGCATGGTTGTTTGTCCAAGTCGGATCGTTTCAAATGACAGGTCGGAAACGTGGGTGACAGCTCGCGCAGAGGTGTCGCCGTATGCCTTCGTAACGGCAGCCAGTGCGTTCACCGTGTCCACGGTTTCCGCCTGACCTGCGATTGCCGCCTTCGTTGCGGTTTCCAGAATGCTTGCCGTATCGGCTGTGTCCTGGAACGCAGAAATAACCTGATAGGAACCAGCAGCGATTTCTGTCGATACCCTGCCCGTTACGCGGGAAATGTTCATCACATCCTGCGTAAGTTCCGCCGTGCGGGCTTGCGTTTTGTCTGCGGTGCCGGTCAGCAGCGTTCTGGTCTGCGCCATTGCCTTTTCCACGTCCGCCGCCTGTTTCCCGCAGGTAGCGGCCGTACCCACCACAGCCGCCGTCACGCCAACCAGCGCAGCGGCGGAGGTTTTCGCAAAGGTGCTCACGCTCCGCGCCAGCCCCGAAGTCTGATTTTTGGCAGTTTTGATTGCCGCTGTCAGCGAGTTATCGACTTTACCCGCAATGCGGATGCTCAGTTCTAGCGCGTTGCTTTTTGCCATTGCTCTTGCATCTCCTGTATGTCTTTGCAGGTTTCAAGAAATTCCGTGACCGGCATTTCCATAAAGAAGTCAATGCCCGTGTGTGTTGCGCTGGCTGCTGCAACGGCAAGTTTACGCAGCGATTTCGCGCTGGCGTTTACTCGAAAAAACTTGCAGCGTTCACCGTACCGCGAACCCTCACCGCTTCATGCAACGGCAGACCCGTGAAAAACTCCATCGGCTTGCCGGATGCGCGGGCGGCCAGAGCGCAGGAGTAGGCAAAGAAGTTCTTCATGTTCACGGAGTAGACTCCGGTTTTCAGCACTTCGTTTTCCGCCTTGGAAACATCAATGCTGGTCAGCTCTTCTACACCGGACAGATCGATTTCACTTACAGTTTCGCCCTTGAAACTGTAAGGCTTATCCAGAACGACTACGCCGTCCTTTGCCTGATCTTTCACGGCAAAAGCTTCCTGAACCGCTGTGCGCACTTTGGAACACATAGCGATGGGCATAGCGTTGAAGAACTCCACCGGCTTGCCGGATGCGCGGGCGGCCACCTCGTCCAGAAATGCCTGCGATGCTTCCGGCGCATACAAGATGACCTGATCTTCGCCGTTGCCGACGACCTCTTTCTGCGCATCAATGGCATCCTGCATGGTCAGATTTTCCAGACCGGACAGGTCGACACTCTTGTATTCCTCGTCGTCGAAGATGTAAGGCTTTTTCAGTTCGATTACGTTTTTCATTTTGTGATTTCCTTTCTTTCCAAAAAATCAGCCACCCCGAACCATTCCGGGGTGGCTGTTCATCAGGTCATAAGGTTAATTTCCGCCAGCATATTGTTTCCGTTCACGCGGTAAACGTCGTTGAGCTTGTCCACAGCGATCAGCTCTTCGGTGCCGCACTCCATCTTATAACGTACAACTTCGATGGTCACACTTGCTTCCATCTGGCTGCCTGCCTCCAGAGAACCGCCCTTGAAGCCTTTCACCATGCCGCCTTCCACAATGCGCAGCTGGCGCATGGCATAGCCGCCGGAGCGAAGCGCCACCTGCATTGCGCCGCGATAGGTGATGTTCACGTTCATGCCCTGCTGCAACAGGTACGCAACGTCATTGTCGAAAAGTGCAAACGGAATTTCATGTTCTGTCGATTCCCACTGGCCCGGTGTCGGGCTGTCGATCTCGCCGCCAACGCCAGCGCCGGACATAGTGCTGGTCTTCATTTTGAACTCCGGCGTATCAACTTTTCCGGTGATACCCAGCTTGATGCCGTTGGAGTATGCATTAAACTTTGCAACCTTGTCAGGAATATAAAGGCTACTCATGTACTGTCCTCCTTCCTCACTTGCTCATTGCAGCGGTGATTGCATCGATGTCAAACTCCACAATCTCCTCAATGTCTTCCGCCGGGAGATACATTGCAACGTACTTGTGGAAATACATCTTACCGTCCGCCAGCGTTTCGCTGGTGTTCTCGCTGCTCAGAAATTCCATTTCGTACCGTGCGCAGATTTCGGCGGAAATGTAGCTTGCGCCGATGGTGTTCTGCTGGTCGATCACCGCTTCGCGCAGGCGGGGATTCGCCCGCATATCCACGTTGCCAAAGTTCGTGAGGATGAAGTTGTTGTCGTCATAACTCAGGAATCGGCGGGCGGAAATGAAACGATCCTTCGGATCGGTGTTTGACGGATATGCAACCGTATTGTTGCCCCAGAGACGGAATCCGTTGAAATTCAGGAAGGTAACGACACCGTTTCCGTTCACCTCATTCGCCTGATCCAGGTCCAGCAGAATTTCCTCTCCATCCTCGGTGCAGATCGACGTTGCGGCAACTGCAATGTTGGACTGCGGTGGCATGGGAATACCATCGTTCTCCGCATCCTGCCGGGCGATATATGCAGCAGCAAAGGCGCTGGGGCTGTAGATTACCTCGCCCACCTTCGGGCAGCCCCACACGGCTGCGCAGTTGGGAGAGGTAAGAGACTGTTTCGTTTTCTGGGCGCGCACGTCAGAATACTTCGGTGCGCCGGTGGAGGTCGTGTCCATATCCACCCAGCAGAACATACGCCAAATGCCGTTGAGCATCGTGGTCTTCGCCTGCATAATAGCAGCCACGGTCGGGTCCTTGCTGAACCAGGGCGCCAGCAGATTGCCCGGCACCATGCCCAGCTTCGGGAAAATCTGGCGCAGGACTTCCATGCCAGTTTCCTTTCCTGCCGCATTCACGCCGCCAATGATGTCTGCGCCCGTCACCTTTTCCGGGGCAATGCGCTTACCGGAAACCGTGACCTGCGATTTGCCGGAACCCTTTCCGGAAGGCAGGATCACCAGTGTAACCGTGCCATCATCGTTGAATGCCGCGGTGTAGTCCTCGCCGCTTTTCAGCACCACATCGTCCGCCTTGACCACCAGTTTGTCCAGCAACAGGCCAACAGTTTCCAGCTGTGCGGTGCCGCTGTTCACCTGATAGGAGCGCTCGACGACATCTGCGGTGTGTTCGGTTTTGGTGGGGTCCAGAACGTTAATCACGATCACAGGGGACACGTTCACGATCTGGAAGGATGCAGACAGTGCACCGCAGATCGTGTAGCTTTTGAAGTCGCTGCTGTAGCCAACAAGGCCTTTGGCTTCTGCCATCGTGTGGCACAGCAGCGGCACATTAGTTGCGCCGTAAGGATCATCCGCCAGATTGACCGGGGCCACGCCCACGATTACCTGAGTGCCAGCATCGCTTTCGAGCGGTGCTTTCACGCTGGACGGAATCTCACTTACATATACGCCATGACGATATGCCATTGTTCTTCCTCCTTACAGCTCTGCTCTGAGCTGTTCAAAAATGATCCGCTCTGCCGTTTTAGGCTGGCCCGGCAATGCAGGCTGTTCCATGTTGGCACGGGTCTGTGCTACCTTGTCGTAAGGTACGATAAGGCCTTCCGCCATCGGGTGCTGCTCAACAAACTTTTTCATCTGCTCCGGCAGCTCACCGGTAAAGCATGTGTACTGCCGTGCCACGCCACGGACGGATGGGCCGCAGTACACGCGGGTTCTCGTTTCTTTCTTGGTCATACCATTTCCTCTATTTCTGGATCAGTCGCCGGATCAGCATTCGCGACAGTGCAGGTCATTTTCACTGCACCGAAGTAATACGGGTGATAGTCGTCTTTCGACATTTTCCCCTTGATGTTTCCTTTCACGGTACACGCCTTGCCGAACCTCGGGACCGCCCGGAAACCTTTCATGATGTCCGTTACGATGTTCAGAACGTCTCGGTAGCCCTGCCGTTTTAGCCCGGTGTCATACGCGCAAATGTACATCGTCACATCAACTTCCATCGGCGCGTCGCCTTCCGGCGAATCCATATCACCAATTTCTGTGATGATGTAGGGCGCAAATGCTTCTGGGGTATCAACAGCATCGTCCCGTCCTGTGTCGATGGGCAAGTCTTGTTCAAAGAAATTCAGTTCCTTTTCCCCGCCGGGTCCGCAGTATGTTTTTCCTTTGAAGTTTTTTTGAAGTGTCTGGTTCAATGCAACCTGCATCATATAAGGGGTCATGGCAAGCATTTCTTCTGTCATTACCTCGCCCCCTTCTTCGCTGCCGCTCTGGCAAGCGTTTTCTGGATCGACGCTTCAAGTTTTTTCTCCAAGGTGTCCTGCACATCCGGCTCTACCTGTTCCCAGATTACATGATGCATCGCCGCCGCCGAAGGGCTTCCCATTGTTACGATTTGTTCCACGTTACCGTCTTTGTTTTTCCAGCGTCTTGCGCCCGTTCTTGTTTTTTCTGGGCCGCCGCTTGATCCGATAATTCTTTGTACCATGCCCACATGGTTTGCATCATCTGTCGTTCCGTTTGTGAACTTCACAAGAAATCCTTTGCTGAGATTCCCTCTTCCAGGTAACGCTTTCATGCTTCCACTTTTCAAAACTTTTCCTTTGAAAACCGATGGGGCATTGGCAACATCTTCTCCCACATACGGCCTGCTCGGAATCGTCTTGAAATATCCAAGATCGTTTCGCATCTGCTTTTTTTGGGATGGTCCTCCGATGTGCAGTTCCGCGCCAAGGTCGCTAACTTTTGCCCGTTGACGAATCTTCAGGTCGTTAAGGTGCTTTCTGCCTTTGCTGTTAAGTGCATACCGCTTCTTTGCTTCCCGGATCATCACCTTGCGGGCATCCTTTGCGGTTTCATTGACCGCGTTTCGGATAACCAAAGGTGCTTTCTTTCCAAGGTTGCCCAGGGCGTTTGCAACGTCCTTTTCGCCGATCAGTTCAATCGAGAGGTCACTTGCATTGTATCGTGTATAGCTCATTGCCGTTTCCGATCTATGGTTATCACATATATGCCCTGCTGTTCATCAAAGTTTTGGATAAACAAGTCCATTCCATCAACCTGTATTGGGTTTCCGATTTTTGGTTTCTTGCCGAAGTCCTGTACCTTGACGTACAGCTTTTTGCTTGTGGAGTAGATGGATGTGCCGTAGCTTTGACGCACGCCGCCTTCCCAATGTCCGCTGGATTCTTTCAGCGTGTCATTCGAGATTACAGCCTTCATCTTCTGTCCGTTGATGGTATGTTCATCTGCGAAAATATCATCATCCAGAAACACGGCATCAATATCCACTTCCAGCAGTTTTTTGAAGTCGGACATTTTCTTTCCTCAAAAAAGCTATTCCCCGCCGTTCAGCGCGGCGGGGAGCTTTCGCTTTTAGTCTGCGGCGCAGACCTCAACAACCATCCAGCTGTCCACCTTATCAGGGATGGGCAGCGGGTGGGCCTGAACCTCCATCAGGCGGCGGTCAGGGTGATGCTCAACATAGGAGCGCAGCAGACGGTCGGTCTGAGCGCTGACCCACTGTTTGGATGCATCGTCCAGGTAAGTACACAGGCCATAGCCCATCAGGAAGTTGGGCGCATGGTTGATAAGGATGATCTTGTTGGGGTCCACCAGGGGCTTCGTGGCCGGATGCTCCGGGTCGGTCCAGTCGTCCAGATAGTACTCATTGTAGCAGTAGATGTCCATGGACGGGTCGTTCAGGTGGCCGTAGTAGGTCAGGCCATTGGGCAGTTCCTTCACGTTGATAACGCCGAAGCCGTAGTTCTTGGTGTCCAGACGGCTGCGGATGTCCAGATCATCCAGGAACAGGTCCAGGGCCTTGCTGCCCATGATGCACATATCCACGTTGGAGAATCCGTTCTTGGAAACATCGCGTTTCCACTCACGCAGGTTCTTCACGATCTCCGCCTTGTCAGCACCCCACATCGCGGTGCCGGTCAGCTTCTTCGTGTTGGTAAAGCCGAAGTCGATAATCTCGTTCACGCCTTCGCCGACAATGGGAATCTGACCGGTCATGATGGCCTGGGCGCACATCCACTCCTCCCTGCGAACAACCGCATCGTTCAGACGGTTGTATTCCTCGATCTGTTTCTGCGCAGCGCGCTGGGCAGGGGTCATGCCGCTGTACAGCTCTTCGCCAGGCAGACGGCTCATAAGCTGGTCTGCCGTGGTGATGTCGTAGGGGTTAATCAGGGGCGGCTTGTAGCTCAGAGTTTCATAGCCGCTGGCAGACAGAACCTTGCCGCCCTTGCGGGGATGCACGAAGGCAGCCATGCGGCGGTCGCCCTTCACCAGATCAAAGTCGATGCGCTCTGCCGTGGAAGTCTTCTTGTTGGTAAAGAAGCTGTCACGCATAAAGGTGTGGATCGGGGGTGCCAGTCTCACAACCTCTGCCAGATAACGCGGATCATAAATGCTTACCGTATTAGGCATATTTTCTTCCTCCTTCCTTTATTTCAGGAAAATGCCGATGTTGCGGAATGCCACTTCCAGAGAAGCGGCGGTGACGCCAGTTTCCAGCGCCAGGCGGTCAGCGAAGAACTCACCCGTCAGATAGATCACAGCTTCTTCGTCAGCCTTGAAGTCCTCGGTGGCAATGCCGTACAGGGCGGCCACGCCGTCGCTCTTGCCGACGGGCGACACCTTGCCGGTGCTGCTATCCAGCTTGACCGGTGCGCCTACTTTCAGATCAGCGCCAGCCTTCTTCACCGCCGTGGTAACGCGGATGTCGGTGCCCGCCAGCAGGTATTCCGGCGAGTAGGAAAACTTTTTGACCTCCAAATCCATGCTCATGGTTCTTCCTCCTTACTGCTTCTTGCTGACCGCACGCAGGGCATCCAGGTAGATGTCTGTCTGCTGGTTGCCGGGGTCAACGCTGTTCACGCTGTTTGCGCCGCCGCTCTGTGCGTCGTCATGCAGGCCTTTGGTCTTGTCCTCTGCCTGCTTGCGGGCAAACTTGGCAACTTCCTTGGCGTACTGGGTGGCATCCATGGGATGCTCACCGTACAGGGCATCCTGCATGGTCTTTTCCATACCAGGCATGGTCATGTCCTGAATGTCCTTGATGCGGGCACGCTCACGGTTGATGGCATCCACGGCGGCGTCCTTTTTGATCTCGTTGACCATATCCGGGTACGCCTTCACCAGGTCGTTCTTGTTTTCGATAGCCATTGTTTTTTCCTCCTGTGTTCCGGTCTTTCCCGGATTATTTGCGGAATTAGAAAAGCCGCCGGGCTGTTTGCCCATGCGGCTTTTTACGAAATCAGGGGCCTTATCAAACGGCAGGCCCATCCCGATGCTGTTTACGAACAGCACACCGTTTCTGTTTTCGACAACTGCATCCGATTCTTCATCATCCACTTCGTCGATGAAGCCGTTCTCCTTTGCCTGGGCGGCTGTCCACCAGTTCGTTTCATCCATCCACTTGCCGCACTGATCCGTACTCTTGCCGGTTTTCTTGGCGTATAGTGCAACGATGTTTTCGCGGATGGTGTCCAGCGCTTTCAGGCAGTCGCGCATATCTTCTGCTGTCAGGTAGTCGCAGACGCCCATGCTGGCAGGATGGATCATGTAGCAGCTATCCGCCGCCGCAATTACCTTGTCTGCATGGCAGGCAATGATAGTGGCCGCGCTGGCGCACAGGCCGTCGATGTGAACCGTCACCGTCGCGCTCGACCGTTCCAGCTGGTTTCCGATGGCCTGCGCAGCGAACACGTCGCCGCCACCGCTGTTGATGTACACCGTAATTTCCTGTACATCGCCCAGCGCGGCAAGATCGTCCGCAAACTGCTTCGGCGTAACTTCATCGCCCCACCAGCTGCTTTCGGAAATATTGCCGTAAAGCAGAAGTTCCGCTTTCTGGCCGTCTGCCAGATTGCGGAACTTCCAGAAACAGTTATTCGTTTTGGGTGTCTGCGGGTTTCCCGCCTGATTCACGATTCGGTTCGTTCCCTTTTGGGGCGTTTCCTTCATTCGCAATGTCGTCCACCTCCTTTTTCATTCTTGCTTCAATGACACGCTGGCGGATGTTCGCTGCATAGCTACCGCCGTTCATTGTTGCAGTTTCCTGATCCGCTGTCGAGAATCCCGCTGCAACGCGCTTCACAGCGGCATCCACCTCCTGCACCGGGTTCAGGTTAGTCCGCGCCGGTCCATTCCATGTGCAGGACGTATACGCTTTTCGGATTGCCGGGTCATCGAAGAAGCCCGGCGCTTTTACTCGTCCTGTCGCCACAGCTTCTGTCAGCCATTCTTCATAGATAGGCTGACAGAAGTCGTCCACAAACCAGCTTCTTTGCATATCGCAGGTACGCCAAAATTCGTTCAGTGCGCCACGCGCCGCGCTGTAGCTCGTCGTGAATTGCTTCATCAGCACTTCACTGGGGATTTCCAGCGCCGCCGCGGTCTGCTTGATGATGGCGGCAGAGAATGCATCAAAGCCCGTGTTCGGATGCTTCGGGTCTGCAAACTCCACCTTTTCGCCTTCGTTCAGGTCGATGATTGCACCAGACCCCAGCTCAATGGTTCCACGGTCTTCTGCGTCAATCTGCTGGTTTTGTGGAACCACCTCACCCAGCGGACGTCCTACGGACGGGTTGTCTTTTGTGATGAACACCGTAAACATCGCCGAAATGACCGCTGCTGTGATTTCAGCGTCCGTGTACCTGCCCAGTTGTTTCAGGGCTTCCAGCACCGGTGCAAGCAGTGGCACGCCGCGCCGCTGCCCGGAACGTTCCCGGTTCATGATGTGCAGGATGTTTCTGCGCCCGGTGGTTTCACCGTAGGCTTCCACGCGCTGCCATTTCAGCGGTTCTGGCAAAGCGTACAAACTCGCCAATGGGTGCTGGTTGCAAATCCAGTAAGCGACAACCATTCCGTTGCCGTCCGTTTCCACACCCTGCACAATGCTTTGCACGGCCACATTATCCACTACGCACGGTGCCAGTCTGTCGTCCTGATCCGGGCTGCACACCCGGTCAGCTTCGATCAGCTGCACTCGCAGGTCATACGGCTGCCCAACGCTATGCCGCATCGGCAGTACAGCAAAGGCGTCACCATTCATCATGTAGGCCAGGAATGCCAGCTGTTGCAATTTGTAGAAGTTATCCACCCGGTCAGCATCACACAACGGGCTGTCCGCCCACAGCGAAAACTCACGGACAATCTGCGTTTGCAGGTCATTTGCCTGCTCCGGCGTCATGTTTAGGAAGTCCGCGTCGATCTGCGGTGATGGTGTCAGGCCGCTTGCAACAACATTTGTGCGCATCGTTTTTAGTGCGCCGGTTGCAATTGGCACTCCCATGTAAGCGTCGCGGCTTCTTTCGCGCAGCGTTTTGAGGTTATCTTCGATATCCTCTTTCGCGCTGCCGCCAGCAAATAGCCAGCCGCGCATGGATTTCTTGGTCGTGCTCGCGCCGTAGTTCCCGTAGCCGGAATTGATAAAGCGCAGGCTTTCCCGTGCCGCCGCCCGGCGCAGGGCGTGTTCCGGGGCAACAGCGGCAATTGCGCGGTCCATGAGGTTCATTTTGCCCATGCTGCCCTCCGTCAAATATCACGCGGCACAAACCGGTACATCTTGTTTCTTCCGGCCGTTTCCGCCGTTTCCAGTTCTTTCACTTTGTTGTTCCAGTATTCGATCTCGCCACGAACCGTGTAAAGGTCGGCGCGGGTCAGGCGGCGGTCGCCAATGGAGTAACCCTGTCCGCTGGCGATTTTTTCTTCCGCTTCCATCCAGGTTTGAAGTTTTGCTTCTGCCTGTTCCAGCGTAATTCCTGCCATTTATCCAATACCTCCCGATACAATTCTTCGTCCTGCTGGATGCTGTACCACCGGCATTTCCGTTTCCGCGTCCGGATCTTCCAAAACAGGGTTTGCAATTTCCAGTGCAGCCAGTGCGTAATCTCGGCAGTCCAACGGCTCGTTGCGGTGATAGTTCGGGTCTTTCAGCTCCCACGCTGTCGTGGGTCTGCCCTTCTTCCAGCGCACGACCTGCTTCTCTGCTGTTAAGCCTTTGAAGTAGGTTTCGTCATACCCTGCCGCTTCATCCAGCGGGAAGTGGCAGTAGTTCGGACCCGGTGTCTGAACGTTCAGACGTTGGTACACCATCGTCTTGCCGTTATCAACGCCGATTGTATACAGTGGCACGCCCACGCGATTGCCGGTTGACGGCTTCGACACAAACACCGTTTCCACGCCGCCGCGTCCCTTGATGGCATAAAGGTGCCGCTGCCAGCGTTCCAGACAGAAACGATAAACTGCGTCCGTATGGTGTCCGCCGGTGTCCATTGCCGCCGCAAGGATATTCAGTACCGCGCCGTCTTCCCTTCGCCAGCGGGTTTGCAGGAACTTGTCAAGGTCTTCCCAAATCTGAGGTTTAAGTGGGTCGCCATATATCTTCTGATATCGAATGCCCCAGCTTTCCTTTCCAACTCCCCAGCCCACAAGTTCCAGCTCGAAACGATCATCCTGAACGTCGATGCCGCAGGTCAGCACCAGCACGCCAGCCGGTACAGTTGCCGGGTACATTTCGCGGCGGCTGTACAGCGCCATATCGTCCGCACTCTCGCCGCGCTCTTCCCATGTTTCCCCAAGTTTTGTGTTGACCCATGCCTTCATCAACTCGGGGTTGCCATGATCCAGTGCTTCTTTCGCGGAAAGAAATTCCGTGACGATGCCAGACCATGCGCAGAATGACGATGCTAGAACGTTCAGGTGAAATCCGCGCACCTCCCGTTCCGGGTGCAGCGCAACGTACCTTCCCTTCCTGCCCTGTGCTTTCCAGCGATATTCACCGGCAATGCATCCGCAGTATTCGCACCGGTACTGCACGCCACCGTGCGGCCAGTTCTCCCGATCAAAAACTACGTTTGCCCAAACAAGCGGTTGATACTCTCCGCATTCCGGGCACGGCACCGTCCACTCTTCCATCGTGCTTTCCAGCCAGGCTTTTTCAATCCTGCTGGTGCCCTTGATGGTTGGTGTGGAGACAAGCACCGTTTTCTTGTCCCAGTATGTTGTCTGGCGGGTTCTTGCCAGCGTCAGCGGGTCGCCCTCGGTGCCAGCCGATGCCGGATATCGGTCCACCTCGTCTGCCAGAACAAACTTGATCGGTCTGGATGCAAGCCCCGCCGGGCTGTTTGCTCCAACGATTGTGACGTGTCCACCCGGAAATGCTTTCTGCATGATTGTATTCCCGGAGAAGCGGCTCTTGGCATCGACCTTTTTTCGCAGTTCTGGGGTGTCGCGGATCATGGGTGCCAAACGATCCTTGGAAAAGGTTTGTCCCATTTCTACCGTCGGCTGCATTACCAGTGTCGGTGCCGGAGTGTAGTCAATCGCATATCCCAGCGTGTTTAAGATGATTTCCGTCTTCCCGATCTGGGATGATGTCTTGACCACGACCATGCGGATATGCGGATCACCAATGGCATCCATCACGGCGCGCTGATACGGCGCGTTGTCTGTGTGCCACCGCCCCGTTCCCGCGCTGGCTTCCGGCGACATTCTTCTGTACTTATCTGCCCACTCGCTGACTGTCAGCTTCGGCGGTGGTTTCAGTTTCAGCAGCACCCGGGCAAATAGCTCCTTCACTTCCGGGGCTACCTCTACAGTCTTTCTTTTCTTTGTCACGGTTCACGCACCTTGGCAGTGGGCAATACACCTGCTGCTCATTCAGTTCGTACCCCCATTCACAGCCAGCGCACGGGTTTTTATCCCGTGTCTTTTTCTTCCGCTTCTTCATTTGCCCCATCCTCCGGTTCTGCCAATGCTTCTTCGGCGTGGCTCAGAGTTTCCAGAGCTTCTTCCAGCTCCGCTTGGATCAGGTCTTGCACCTGCTGTTCGTCGCCTTCCAGCGCCACAACTGCGGGTGCCAGTTTTTGCGGCAGCGCCAGAATGCGGGAACGAAAGTTCATCATCATAGCGGAGTAGGCTTTTTCCACATCGCCCACTTCCAGAAGTTCAGCCTTCCTTACCCGGTTTTCCGTTTCTGCCGCAATTCTTTTTTCTTTGGTCAGCTTGGCTCTTTCATCATTCAGGTCGGCTTTGCTCCCCGCGCCAATGTACTTGATGTAGCGCGTCATGGTGTCCACCAGATCATACAGCCCCGGTCTCTTTTCCCGGATCACACCCTCATCCCTCAGCTGCCGTACCCGGCGTTCCGTGAGGTTCAGGTGTTGTGCCACAACCTTACTTGTGTAAAGTGTCATTGTCTGCATCCTCTTCCGTTTCGTCCGGCACATCGAACGCGCCAATTGCGCGGGCCTTTGCAAATTCTATCCGCTCACGTTCCAGCTTCATGCGGGCTTCGGTTTCTTCTGCCTGCTGTAGCTTTCCGATGATTGTTGCAATTCTGCCCTCCACCTTGTTCAAGGCTTCCTGCAAATGCATCTTTCTGGTGAACGCGCTCTCCTTCGAGTACATACCCATGTTCTGGTTTGCACCGTCTTGTTTCGCGCCGTTTACCTTTCCCGGCACTCGCATATCAAGCAGCGTGCTGATGTACAGTTCATCTTGATCCGCGTTTTCCAGCGCGGTGATTTGGCTGAGGATTCTTTTTTCCTGAACTTTCAGAATGCCCAGTTCTTCCCGAAGGGCTTTAACAGCGGTCTTCGGCGTTTTGTCCATGATGAACTTTTCATCATCCGTCAGCTGATCGAAGAACACCGCTGCATAGCCGCCGTGTTTCTGGGCGTTCTTATTTCTGGGCGGGGCACCGCCGCCGGGGTTTCCCTCTGCGTTCTGGTTCCCAGGCTGGCCGCCACGTTTCTTTTTGGGCGGCACTTCCAACTCGTCCCACTTTTCCTTGGACTTCCACCGGCGTACCGTGTCATAGTTCACGCCGATATCTTCTGCCAACGCCGCAAGATTCACCGCGCCGTCTTCTCGCATACGGCGTAGGTATTCTTCGCGGGCGGCATCTTTCTTGTCGCTCCGCCTGGGCATTGTGCATCCTCCAATAAAAAATGCCCCACCGGGCGCACCCGGCAGAGCATTATATTTTGTGGGTCGCTTACGAATTGTAAGCAGCTCTGTATAACAAAAGCCCCACGGCATCGCTGCCGCCGGGCTTTGTCAAAAATCCACTGTACCAATTATAGCAGAAAATCAGTATCATGGAGTATCATCTTTGCCTTCCCGCCTTTTTTGACCCCCGGGGGACTTTTTTCCGGGGGTCTGCCGGAAATGGAAAATTTGCATTAAAATCTAGCTAACTTTTGCGCTGTTGGACCCGCTAATTAGCGCGGGCGCGCGCGCAGTACCTCGTGCCCGCGCGGGGCGGCCTCGTCGGGCGGGCGGCTGGTGGCGGCGCTGGCTGCTGTGCTGTGTGCCAGGGCAGGAGAGCAGGCAGGGCGGGCGGGTACCTGCTGCCGGTGTGGATCAGGGCGGCGGCGTGGTCTGCTGTGCTATGGATCAGGCAGGCGGGCGGCGCGATCCGGTGCAGTCTGTGCAGCAGATCAGCAACCAGCGCAGCGGATCAGTGCGGGCGCTGGTGCCCGATGTGCTGCGGATCAGGCAGGGCGGCGGGCGTGGATCATGAGAAAAAAAGAAGCAGGCAGGGCGCGCCGGGTGTGGCGTTGTCCTGCCTGCTGTGCTGTGTGCTGCTGTGATCTTCTGCCCTGGCCCCGCTCCACGGAACGCCGCCGGGGGGTACCGTTTCGCGGTTTTTCCGGGCGGTACTTTTCGCCGCGCCGGAGGGGTCAGATTTTACACCTAACGGGATATCGCCCTACCGGTAACGATAAACTAGGCTATATGCCGCCCCAGTAACCCCCTATAGTCCCCCTTCTTCCCCGTTTTTCTGCTCCGGGTCCAACTCTAACGGCTGCCCGTCCTGCTCCATCCGGGCGCGGACCGCCTGCAAAATGTAGCCTTGCAAGCTCTGGTTTGCAGCAGCCGCAGCCGCCTTTATCGCTGCCGCTTCTTTTGCCAGTGGTTTTATATTTATTTGCGTGCATTTTGCGTTGTATTTGTCGTTTGTCAGTCTTTTTTTTGCAGATATAGCCATAATTTCACCCTTGCTTTTTATTTATAAATATAATATAGCACCCCTGCTGTCACCCTGTACAGTGCCATTTTGCACAAAAGCACGGTACAGGATTTGTGCAAAAAGTAGATTGCACGGTACAGGGCTTGACAGCTGGCACGGTACAGTGCTATCATGTAGCCACGGCAAGCGGCACGGTACAGTGCAACGCAAGCCGAACAAAACCAACGATTGCAGGAGGATTTTATCATGCGTAAACTCAACAAAATTATCACCACCGCCGCAATGGTCGCCGCCATTCTGGCAGGCACCGCACCGAAAGCCGCCGCGACCGGCTGCCCCTACACCGTCGGCCCCCTGGGGCGGTACATCGTCCCGGCACAGGTGCAGGGCATGACCGCCGACGGCGACGGCGTGCAGGTCTGGTGCAGCGACCTGGGCGACGGAGACGACTGGTTTTTTACCGTTGACGCCAACACCGATTTGCACATCTTCGACCGCGTGCAGCTGGTCATTGATGCAAACGGCACACCTGATGATTTTAGCGATGATCGAGTGATCGACGCTTTTTGGAGCTGCTGCGGCATCGATTGACAGCAGTTCCCCCGGACACTCTAGCAGGGCTGCACCGTAAAGCAGCCCCGCCCCACACCCGGCACACCGCCGGGACAATTTGAGAACCGAATAACAGGAGGTTTTACCATGAAGACCTACAAAACCTACACCATGCACACCGTCGGCAGGCTCACCGTTTATGTCAGCGATGACACGCACTGTGTTCACCACGCCGTCGCTTGGGATTCTTCAAACCCCGTTACACTTTACCCCTACATTCGTGGCTATCGTGGTGACGGATGGGACAACGCTTGCGATTATCTGAGCCTTTCCGCCGTCCGTGCTCGTTTGGCCCGTGGAACACTCATTTTTTCTTGACCCGCAAGGCCGACGGCATCACGCCGCCGCTGGTGCAAGTCCAGCCGCCCCCGCCAGGGCGGGCGCTCATGGGTCCACACCCAAACACCACAGAATAACAGGAGGTTTTACACCATGAGGAACAATGATCTTATCGAAACCGCCGTTTGTGCCCAGTACACTCCCGAACAGCTGCACAAGCTGGCCGCCCACTACTACACCGCCGACGAGATCGCCAGCGCCGCCGCAAAAATCATTGTTGAGCCGGGCGAAGACGGTACCGCACCCGATCCCGTGGAGATTGCAGAAGAAACCCTTTGCGCCGCTCTTTTCCACACGTTCGACGGCTGGAAAAGCCCCAGAAACGGCGGGCTGAGCGTCAAGCGCGGCGAAAAAGCCGTGATCCGCTGCAAGCTCTGGAAGTACAAGGACAGCCCCAAGCCCGAAGACCTGCCCGCCGACGCTGACCCGCTGACCCGGGCAGCCGCTGAGCAAGGCGGCGGTGACTACTACATGACCACCGCCTACCTTTTCGGACGCTGGCAGGTCGAGAAGCGCGACCCGAAGAAACCCGCAGAAAAACGCTTTAAGTCCCTTGATGACATCCGGGCCTATAACAAGATGCTGGCCGACCAGCGCAAAGCCGCCAAGGCTGCCGCTGCCCAGCAGGACAAGCCCCAGACCGAACCGGCGACCGCCGAACAGCCCGCCCCGGCTCCCAAGCAGGAAGCAGTGCCCAGCGTGGCCGCACTCAAGCAGGCAGAACGCAAGGCAAAGCGGGAATTTATGGCCGTGTCCGAAGAGGACCGCCCCGCCCAGGCGAAAGCGCTGGCAAAGTGGCGCGATACCCGGCAGGCCGTCGCAGACGCAGAGAGCGCACCGAAGACCGCCGCACCCGCACCCGAAGCAAAGCCCCAGACCAAAGCAGCCCCCGCCGCCAGCGCAGACAGCGCCCCGGCATACTGCGAACAGACTTCTTTCTGCTGAATGGGATACCCTAGCAGGGCCGCACCCAGAAAAGCGGCCCCGCCCCACACCTGGCACACCGCCGGGACAATTTGAGAACTGAATACGGAGGATCACAACATGAAACTTTCTAGTAATTTCACCCTGTACGGTCTGAACGTGAAGGCGATTCAAGCATACTTGAAGGATCAAGGCAAGTGCCAGCGTGGCGTGCGTATTTCCCGCCGTGGTGATATGGTTTACATCATGACCGCGTACATCGGGTTCAAAATTCCCGTCATGCTGTACCTGGATATTGTCCAGCCCGCCACGTTCCGCGAATGCCCCGAAGACGGCGTGACCATCGTTTCCGGGCAATACGGCTATGAAGTGGAGAAAAGCGCTCCCGATCTGACCGAACTTTTCAATAACCATGCCCCAACGGAAAAGGCTGTGGAGCGCACGCCGTTCTTGCAGGAACTGCCCACCGGCAAAAAGAAAACCGGACTTGCACGCCTTTATCACGTCGGACCCGTGCCGATCCTGATCAACTCCATGTACGATTGCATGGTTGACCCGGCACAGTTCATCTACCACGGTAAAGCATCCGGCTATTCTCCCGTGTACGCCACCAACACCCAAGACCCCGCACAAGCCACGATCGCATTTATCTTCCTGCCCATCCGCCCCACCGATGAAGTCAAAGCACTTTGTAGTAAGATGTTTTCCGAATGACCCGCAAGGCCGACGGCATCCCGCCGCCGCTGGTGCAAGCCCAGCCGCCCCGCCGGGGCGGGCGCTCATGGGGCCACGCCCAGACACAACAGAATAACAGGAGGTTTTACCATGTCTTGTATTCAACTTTCCCCCGAACACATTGCCGCCGTTGCTCACGGTCTGGCATTCATGCTTAACGGTTCCTGTGGCATGATTCACCTTTTCACCCCGTCAGAACTGCACAAGGCGCTCAACGGTTGCCAGTACACCCCGAACGACTTTCTTTTTGACGACCGGAAAATCTTCCCAGTTCTCTACGAACTGAACGAAGCCGCCTATAATGGCCGCTACGAGATTGAGCCGGACGAACTCAGCGGAGCGCCTGCAATGCCGGAGAACTTCCCGCGCTTGCTTCATTCGCTTGACTGGGACAACGGGCACTATATCATCGACGACGAGTTTTATAAATTCGCCAAGCTGCTGGACAGCTTCATTTACCAGTGCGAAGAGGACAGCACCCGGAACCGCGATCTTGTAAAGGCGTTGATTTCCACCAGCCGTTCCCTTTATGCCTTCATCGTCCAGCAGTCCCCCGAATACCATCACGCCGAATGGATCATCTGACACCGCGCCGGACACCTCAGCAGGGCCGCACCGTAAAGCGACCCCGTCCCAGCCCGCAAGGGCCACACGAAAACCGCAAGCCCTACCAGGGCGAGCGAAACGCTTTGAAAACTGAATATTGGAGGTTTACACAATGGCTATTATCAACGAATCCGCCGCCCGGCTGGCAAAGCAAATGCGCTCTTTCGATGACTACAAGGAAGGCAGCGCCACCGCCAGTTACAACACCCAGTGCGCCGAAGCCGCCGCGATTCTGGAAAAGGTCAAGGCAAAATGTGCCACGGATGAACAGCGGGAGCGTGCCGAATACCTGTATAACCGGTATTGTTCCGTTCTGGCTGAAGCCATCAACCGGGACAACGAGATCGGCACCCGGTGCCCGTCCGTGCTGATCTGCGGCGCTGGCAACTTCCCGACCCGCAAGAAGGAAAAGCAGATTGCAGCGTGGGACAAGAACATGGAGAACTTCCGCAAGGCAGACCACTATTTGGATATGCTCAAGCGTGCCCACACGCTGTCTGTTAAATCCGATGATCCCGAAGTGCTTGATTTTCTCCGGGCAAAGCTGGCCGGACTGGAGGAAGCGCACGCGCTCATGGTGTCCGCGAATGCCTACTACCGCAAGAACAAAACGTTAGAAGGCTTTGAAGGCATCCCCGCCGATACCATGGCATGGATCACCCGTCCCGGCGTGTATCTGCCCGGTGGCCGCAACGGTGACGGTTCCCCCCTGGCTTTCTACGGCAAGCCTTTCCCGACCTACGAACTTACAAACAGCAACGCCAACATCAAGCGAGTAAAGCAGCGTATTGAAACGCTGGAAGCTGTCAAAGCATCTAAGCCGATTGAAGAGGAACATGACGGCTACACCTACCGTGAGAACGCCGAAGCAATGCGTGTTCAATTCCAGTTCGACGGCAAGCCGGACGACGAAACCAGGGCACTTCTCAAACGCAACGGTTTCCGGTGGGCACCGTCGCTTGGTGTCTGGCAGCGCCAGCTTAACGACAATGGCAAATATGCCGCCCACCGCGTCATGGAAGTTCTGGACGGCCAGCAGTAAAACGGATACTCTGACGGGGTTGCACCGTAAAGCAGCCCCATCCCAGCCCGCAAGGGCAACACGTCACCGGCCCCGGTATCTATATACCCAGACCAGCAAATCTAAAAACTCGAATCCCTACCGGGACGAGCGATAATTACATAACACGGAGGTTTTTTCTATGTAGAGTAGTTCTAAAGCAACTATGCTTGATAACGGACTTGTTATCTGTGCATCCTGCGGCACAGAGCTTGAGTGTGACCACGAAACAGGCGATATGCCCGATATTTGTCCTAAATGTGGAAAGGCGCTTGATTGGAGCGATTTCTATTTCGTTCTCTGAATGGAGGTTTTCATGAATGAATAATCCTGAGTTTTTCGCTCCTTGGCGGCTTGTTGCCAGCTTTGCAGACGGCAGCCGGTTGTTATTCGACGGTCTGACCGAACAGCAGGCAAAAACAGCCATGGAGAGTGCCCAGCGGGATCACGGCTGTATTTCGTGGTGGGATCATGTGACAGACCTGAATTACGAAGATGGTCGTTACTACCGCACCACGCCAGAACCGCCAACGATCCATGTCTTGAAAATTGACGAGTAAAGAAATACCCGGTAGGCCATACAGCCCGCCGGGTATTTCTTTGCTCATTTTTCATTGTTTCGGGTATTCGTGTTTGTTTCCCAGCGGCGTTTTTGCGTTTCGCGGAAATGTTTCACATACGCGTAATGGTTTCCGGCCGAATTTGCCTTTATATCATACGCGCGAAGGTGAAACGCTTTCACGTTTTTCGTAGACCCTTCCGGGGTGCAGCGTTTGCATTCTCTAAGCTGGTGCGCTTTACTTACGCGCATTATACGCACGCGCACGGATTTCTTCCGCCTGCGGCATATCGTCAAGGCTTTCAGCAAGCCGCACCAAAGCTTCTGCTTTTATCCGCTTTGTGTGCGATACGCTGTACCCGATTTTATGCGCCGTTTCCTCCGAACTGTGGCCACACAGCCATAATTCCGAAATCACTGTTGTGTACACAGTCTTTAGTGACCAGATTTGTGCGCGGATCGCAGCAAAGTCCCCACGCAGCACCACTTCTTGTACTTCTAGTTCCCGCAAGCGGTCAAGGCTCCCCAGTTCTTCGGCTCTCTGGGCAATGTCTGCCGTGCTGTCGCTGTGTCCGCTTCCGTGCGGCATTCCGCCGTACTCAATGCCGCGCAGACAGTTCAGATCGCCTTCCAGCAGGTCTTTTTCTGCCGCAATGGTGCGCAGCTTCTTTTGGATATCCGCCGCGTAGTCCAAAACCATTTTTGCATCTTCAATCCGCATCTTCTGCGCCCTCCTGCGGCTCTGCCGTTACTGTTTTTTTGTGGTATCTGCCTTTTTGGCTTCCAGCGCCGCCTTTCGGCGGGCTACCTGCTTTTGCCTGATCTGTAAACCCAGCGACTTTTTGAAATACGCCGGGAGCGGCTTTTTCTTAGGCTTCCCCATGTTCTGCACCTCTTTTCTGCGGTTTATCTTCCCAGTTCGACAATAGCACCCAGGCTTTCGATATCCGCCTTTGTTGTCCGGCGCTTTTTCAGCGCGGCAAAAATCATGCTCTTGTTTTCTGCGTAAAAGTTCGCCCCGACCGCAAAATACCGCAGTTCCGGGTTAAACTGCTGCCGAATGCGCAGGCAGAAGATCATGTGACCATCTACCGGCATATCCAGCTCATAGACCGCGATTTGGCCAGTTTCCTTGCTGATTTCGCGGCAAAGAAACACCGCGTTTGTCTCAATTCCCGCCTTTTCTTCATCTTTCACAGCTTTTCGCTCCTTCCTGCCTGTTTTGCAAGGCGTTTCCACTCCCGGATTTCATCCTTGCTGTCCGGCGTGATGATTTCCGTAAATTTATAGCCTTTTGGCTCTGCGATCAAGTCAATAAACAACCGGCGGCGGTAAATGTAGTCCCGCTGTGCCCGCCGGGTGAATTTCGACTTGATTTCTACCACTTCCACCGCACCATCAGCATACACCAACACATAGTCTGCCGTATATCGCGCCGCTGGCAGTTTGACATTGCCATACTCCTTTGCGGGCAGCAGGGGAAAGGCAACGTGCGGCGTTGCCTTGATGATTCTGCCAGATTCAATGCCCGGCACCACCACGGATATGTAATACTCGTATTCGCCCCGGCTCTCGAAGGTTTTCCCGATTTTCCCAGCAGACTTTGCCGCATCCGCCAACGTCTGCTGCGCCGCGGTACACTTTCCCCTTGTTCGCCGTGCGATTTGTGCTTCTGCCTGCGCCCGGTAGCGCGGCGGCAGGTCTTCAAGGTTCAGCCTTGTGCTCATGTCTCCCCCTTTACCATTTCCGGCTCAGAATGGCATAGCATTGTGCTTCCGTTACTTCCCAGCCGTCTTCCCGGGTTTGGTCAGACTGGTGCAGTTCCCCCGGATCGTAAACAACGCTCTTTTCCAGTTTCCAGCCCGGGAAACGCTGGCTCCACCAATATTCATCGTTCTGCATATCTCCGCAGGCATCCCGCAGTTGACGGCGGCTCCATTTTGTATCGTTCGGTGCCTGTTCTTCCGGCAGGATCAGATTTTTGGTTTCGATGCAAACGCGCTCCGTGTGGTTGTAGATATATCCGACTGTTCCGTACTTGCCTTGCGTTGTCTGGTCTGTTCCCAGAATTTTTTTCATGTCAATGCGATCCGCATTCATGGTCCCCAGACTTTCGTATTCATTCGTTCCCGGAATGCGCCGCCGCCAAAGGTCTTCCAGCATTTCGCGCACTTCGCGGCGGTCGATCTGGTCAAGCCCGATGCACTCTACAAAGCCGTGCATATGTAACCGGCCATCTTTACCCTTGCGCACAGCCCAGAGCATCATTTTGATTTTCTCCCGGGCAATCTTGAACCGCTTGCAGATTGCGGCAATTGCACGGCGCTTATAGTTCTTTGTTTCCCGGACGCATCCCAGAAAGTCGTCCGGCAAGAAAACTTCTTCAAACGTCCCGGAAAGGAAGAACCCGTTCTTCGTGAAGTTCGCAACAACCTTTCTTTGCTTTTTCCGCAGGGAAGACATCTTGTTCCGGGCTTTCTGCCTTTCACCGGACTTCTTCTGCTTCTTCCCTCTGGTATTTCGTTCCTGCGGGGTAATGGCGTAGAGACACACAGCCATATAACTATCACCACAGATAATCTTTTTTTCTCTGATATAGTTTCTGCGCATCCCTATCACCTCCTGCCCCGGTCAACTTCCTGTGTTTATTTTTCTTCTGTGGACCAGCACAGTCACAGAAATAACGGGTATACAAGCTCCCTAAAGAGGACTTTCGCCCCTTTAGGTTATGCTTTTTGCCATTTTCTGGCAGTTAGTCTTTTGGTGCCGCCGGGTAGTACATCCAGTGCGTCACGTTGCCGTGTTCACTGAACTTGTCGTCCTTCCCCTCAACAAACCACTGTCCGTTGCCATCGTGGATTTCATAGTGAGCATCGTGCTGGGTGCCATCTGCGCAGTATGCCCACACCTTCATGCTGGTTTCGCCGGAGTAAACTTCATCGCCATCATGCCAGGTTTCATTGTGGGTGGGCGGTGGATCACTCGCCCGCCGCCATTCCGGTACTTCCACTACCGGTGCGCCGTCCAGTTCTTCGATACAAGCTCTAAATGCGCCCTGGATCATCGCATCCACAACCACATTTCCCGTTTTTGTTTCCATAATTCCCAACAGAATATTATTTCTGACCGGCAGGGCATCAATTATCATTCTTTCGCTCATTTGCTTTTTCCTTTCTTGCAGCGTGTCCCATGGCGGAAAGATTTCTCTGTTTTGCCGATGCCCTCCAAATTTCCTTCCTGCACTCTTTGCAGTAGTGGGAGTTCGGACCAGCTTCAAAAAGTTTTCCGCATCTTTCACATATTTCTTTGGTCATTGTTTCGGAGTACATCTTTTTTCTCAGTGCCAGAGGATCACGTTTGACGAATGGACCAGATATGTTGTTCCGTTAATTTTGACCTGTAACTGGTCGCCCTCATAATCGTTCCAGCTATCCACTTTGCCCTCAATGACGGTTCCGTCCGGCATTTTGATTTGTGCCTGCGAATATTCGTAAGTCAAATCAATCATCTGCTTGTTGCAGCCAGCCAGCAGCAGAACGCTTGCCGCAGCAGATATGCCCGCCATAAAAATTTTTCTCATTTCTTTGTCTCCTGTTTTACATTTAGCTTTACTATCGGCTGCGGCTGATCCGAACGATTCAGCGGCTTGTCAAAGCTCACATTCGTCCAGTCTCCCTCCGGCTTATCATGCCATGCCAGCGCATGACGGATGCCCAGCCAGACCTGTTCTGCCCGGTACGGAATCTCCATCAGGTCGGAGATCGGGGCAGGGAGAGCGTACCGGCGATATAGGTTATCCAGTCCATCCTGCATATCGTTCCGGCGGTGGATTGAAACCGTGAAAGCGTTGTCCCGCTGTTCCTTTGTCTTGAACTCATTATGTTTGGCATCGGAATAGAACTTTGCCATGCACAGATCTTCGGCCAGATCCCAGAACTGCCCCATGTGAAGGCGCAAATACCACTCGCAGGCTATTTTTACCGCTTCTGCCACCGGGCGGGTCATGGTTACTGTCACAGTTTCAACTTCCGCCGGGGTGTCTTTTTTCTTGTCCATGCTGTCACCTCAAATTTTGACCGGCATTGCGCCGTATCCGTCGCGCACCACTATGCCGTCTTTTTCTGAAATGTACATCCACGTCTTGAATGGGAAATTTGCAGCCGGAATACCTGCTTTAAGAGCAGCCTGTTCCAACATCACGCATGGTCCATAGTCGCACCCAACGGAGATTACTGTCCACGCCTTTGCTTCTTTCTCGATCCTCATTGCCAGTTCTTTTTTGAAAACTTCAACCTGTTTCTTTGAGATTTTCTTTGCCGTAGAATCCGCAAGTAGACACGTCACAATAGACGTGTAGCCGTTATCCCCATTGCTATGCGGCTGGTTGGCAGTCACTTTTTCCACCCACCAGTTGACGGCCTTTTCGATGGTTTCTTTGGTCAAAGTCATGATGCTTTCCGCCTTTCTTTAGAAGAGTTCTCTTATCTTTTCCGGCCACCGGCGCTGGCTCCGTTCCAGCTTGCAGATCATCGCCGCCAGCTGGATTGCTTCAACCGTCATGTGGACGGCGCGGTACTGCATTTCCTTCAGGTCTTCTTTTGGGATTTGCAAATCGCCCTTGACTTCGTTCCACAGGCGTTCTTCAATCCGCCTGTCCAGCAGATAGCGTTCCGCTTCCGCTTCGCTCATTTCCTCCCGGATCACAGCCCACCCTTCATGTGCGCTATGGAACATCGGAAAATTCTGGTTTGCGGCTCTCAGTTCCTTTTTGACCAGCAAACGGACATCTTTTTCTACAGCATCCATTATTTTTCCTCCCTATTTTTAATCTGCTTGACTTTCTCCGCTGCTTCCCGGGCAGCCAAGTCCTGCAAGTCATCGTGCATCTTTTCGACGATCCTGCTCTGCCGTCTTGACATCAGCTCTGCTATGATTTCATCCAGATCATTCGCCACGTCATCTTTGATATTCATAGGCGCGACCAACGCCCGAAGGATCATGCCGTCCTTCACGGCATAGATAAACCGGCACTCCTGGTTGGCGGGACGTACACAAATCTGCGCAAACTCCTTGTTCAGCTCACCCTCCACCGGCTTCAACAATTCCGACCGGATAAACCCGACGCTGCCGTCAGGATTTCGCAACGCGATAAGCTCTTCTCCGTTGATAACGATCCGCGTCTTGATTTCAGAGGTGGTTCCTTCATGTTCCGGCTCGTCATCCCACCTCACGCCGTACAGTTTTCCGTCGATGGTGTATTCTTCATGGTAGAAGATGTTCTTCATCTTCTTCTGCGGAATGCCCAGCATAGCGCCCAGCTCTCCCGCGTCCTGTGTTCTGGGGTAGCCATCCATGCAGTAAAAGGCACTCCCCGTGCCGACAAAAATTCTGCCGCCGTTGTTGATTACCTCACAATGCCCGCAGTTTTTGATCTGGGCAGCCAGTGCGGAAAGTTTCATCTTTTCACCACCTCCACGTCAGGTTTTTCCGTTTCCTTGAACCTCGGATAGAAAGTCATTGCACACATCCGTGCTTCACGAAGCGCCGCGTTCGCCGTCTTCGCATCCAGTTTGTACGGCAGCTGCATCTGGTGTTTCGTGTAGCTGTCAATGCCAAACAGCATAATACTGAACTTTGCCATGGTCTATTTTCGCTCCTTCCAGTTTTTAAGTTCCAAGCCCTCCGAGATGATATCAACAATCTGCCAGCTGAACCATCGTTTCCATTTTCTTTTTCTCCTTTATTTTCATTCAGCATTTCCGGGCTTGAACCGGGTGGGGCCTGTCCCATGCTCATATAAAAAGAAGCCGCCGCGTCGGGCGGCTCCACGCTTTGTCTACGCTCATTTCCCCGTAGGCTGGTATCTGTTCACGCATTCCATATTTGTGCAAAAGCGTTCCGCGCCAATGATTTTTAGCGGTTTCCCGCAATACGGGCAAAACGTCGGCTTAGGTTGCGGTTGGCCTTCTCCCTCTAAACTCTGTTGCAACCGATAGAGTGCGCACATGAACGATCCCGGCTGCACATACAGTACACATCGTTCCCTTGCTCTGCAAATATCGCAATTCATTTTTTACCTCATCAAATACAGCCAGCAGAATTTCACCAGCGCCGCCGGGACAAGCACAGCCGCCACCAGCCAGAGAACAGCTGCCGCGATCACCAGCGCCGCGAAAATTCCGGTCGCTTCTATCTTTCCGATTTTTACTTTATGATCCATGTTTTTAGCCATTTCCCCTATCTTTGAAGTCCACAAATCGATCTTCTTCGTCTATCATGAACTCGTCGGCATTCCACACTTCTTTGCAATCCAGACAATATGCCGTCTGGCATTCAACCGGGCCTGCTGGACTTTTTGTTCTTTTCTTTAGAAGTTTTCCGCGCTTGCCAAGCAGCTGATCGTAAGAAAACATCCAATGATCCGACACGATAATTTGTCCGCCACAGACAGGGCAGGCTTTGCATTCAGTTCCCTCTCTCATTTTATTTTCCCTTTATGATCCAGACCCGGTGTTCGCCGTATCCTTCCCAGTTCAGTGCATCCTCATGGCTACCAGAAACAGCCACGTCCAGCTTATTGCCTTGAATGGCTGCACCGCGATCCTGCACAACGCGCACGCCAATGTTTTCTATGTACAGAACGGTTCCAAACGGCAGGCTTTCATCTGCTGCAACAGTCAGCCCCGCCGTCACCGGTGCGCCGCTGGCGGTGATGCCGTCGCCGGCGCCGCAAATGTGCGGGTATTCTTCTGTGCAGTATGCCGTGCACAGAAATTTCCCGGCATATTCCTTTGTCAGCCCATCCGGCAGGGCATTTTCACCGGCGGCGTTCTGCAACTGGTCGATAACTTCTTCATCCTGAATTGCCCTGTCCTGCCAGTTTGCCAGACGGGCGGAATAGATAATACGCTGTCCTTCCAGATCGTTGACCCGATTCTCCAAAGCTGCATTCCTTGCACCTCCGATAAGCGTAGCCGTCAGGAGCGCGGCAAGCACCGCTTTATTGACTGTTGACATTTTCACTTCCAAACCTCCTTTTCGTCACCGCGATTGGAAACTCTTCTATTTCACTTGCCCAGCGTGCCGTGCCTTTCCCGTATGTAGTCTCCCACACTAGAGGAAAGCCACCGATTCCGTCAAACAAGCTGCCCAGTGTTGCGCCCGCTGGAAGGTATTGCTTCATTTTCTGGGCGATCCAGAACCATTGCGGAAGCGCGATGCTGTTTCCCAGTGCCTTATAACGCGGGCTGTCTGCCGCCTTGTGCTTTTTCCCTTTGGTGTCCGTCCATTCTCCAATGTCCGTCCACCCGTCCGGGTATCCTTGCAGGCGCTCGCACTCTGTCGGGGTCAGCCTGCGCACGATCCATTGTATCGTCTTTTCTATCACCGCTGCGTCGTGTCTTTCCGCGTACAATGTGCCCATTTTTTCCACTTCGTATCCAATTCCGTTCGCCTTTGCTCCTGCTTTATAGGCAAAGCCAGCGCATAGCCGTTCGCGTCGATACTCCAAAGCTACCGCCTGTGGGTCGTGCATTGTGGTCAACGTGCCGGATGTTTCTTTGCTTACGGAAACATTCGTTTGCCCATTCCCAACGCCATAGCTCGCCGTCAGGATAGCGGTATAGTCCGTCACTCTGCTTTCGTGATCCCCGGTAATGGTCGGTACTGTCTTGCCATCACCGTTTCCCCGTGCATCAAAGACCTTATACGCTACTGCTGGACGGTCAACAGTGTTCAGCGTGTAGCTCTGGTTTTCCTTCACGCCGGAACCATTTGCGCCGGCCGTTTCAGAGCGATCAATAATGTTTCCTGCCAGGCAATAGACCGGCTGAAAAAGGGTCTGATCCTGTAGCGTCGAAAGTGTTCCTGTTTTTTCTGTCTGCACCAGTTCACCTTTGCCGCCCCCGGCACAGCCTGACCGGATTTTCAAGGTGTAGGCTTGCTCCCCCTGCTGGCCCACCATTCGATCATTTCCAGCAGTGCGGTTTCCAGCAGTTCTTGTAGCTTCTTGCCACGTCGGGATGCTCTGGTCAGGATGCCCCGGCAAGCTTTCGCGCTCAAATAGTATTTCTCCGGCACGTCCACCTGCAAAATCCACGACAAGAGCGATACGTTTTCTTCTCTGGGGCACTCCCCAATATTGAGCGTCGAGCTGTCGCCAAGCCAAGGACCATCCATTTCCGGCAATTGCTCCGGCCTTGCTCCATCTGCCCCCCCCTCGGAGGTCTAGGAATTGAAGCGTCTGGTTCTTCCACGCGGGCAAGTTCTTCCAGCACGGCGCGGAAGTCTTCTCCGCCGTTTGAACTGAACGCTCCGGGAACATTTTCCCAAATAACGACAACTGGATAACTTCCATGTGTCGCCCTCCTCATTTCTTTGATGATCCGAACCGCTTCCATGAACAATCCAGACCGTTCTCCTGCAAGCCCTGCTCTGCGTCCTGCAATGGACAAATCCTGACATGGACTACCGAAGGTGATGCAATACACAGGTTCTATCTGGTCGCCGTGTATCTTTGTGATGTCTCCAAGGTGGATCACTTCTTGTCACCCCACCTTGCTTTATGGGGTAAGTCCTGGCACGGGCTGCTGCCGATCAAATAATCTGCCACAATTTCGCCATCTTCTGCCCACTTCATTCCCAGAAAATCCGCAACGCCGAAACTGCCGTCTTCGCAGCAATGCGTTTCATGCACAAGCGGTTGGTTTTCAAGTTCCTTCAACGGCCCAATTCCACTGGCGGCAAACGTCGCATTTGCCGTTGTGGTCCAGGCTGTCTCTTTATCACCAGTTCCGCCGTTGGTGAAGGTCTTCCCGCACAGCCTGCACCTGAACGTCATGTAGTACCCTTTCATTATTCTTCTCCCTTCTGTTTTTTGTTCTTGCACGGGTGGCCGGAATCGAACCGGCTTGTCTGCCGCTTGGGGATCAGGACGGCAGGCAACTTCCTTTCTACACCCGCATATCAAAACCCACCGCGCAAGAGAGGTGTCGCGGTGGGGCGACCCGTTGCGGTCGGGTCTGCTGCCTTTTGCCTGGGCAATTGGGACAGGGCGTTTCTGCGCTCACGCTGCGACGTGCCGTTCAGCTTATGCTGGACTGCCATGCGGGCACGGTTTAGGAAATACGGACAGGTCGGATTTTCGCCGCCTTATACGGAAGGTTAGCGCTGCTTTTTCAGCATCCGTATTTCCCTGCCAGTTTTGGAAGATGAACAAACCTTGACCGGCTTCCATGGAATATGCGAGCAAAACGGCGCAGGCGGGGTTCGACCCCGCTCCCAGCGTGCTGCGGGCACACCCTGCGCCATATAAAAAGCCGCCCGGCCTTCACACATGACAACTGCTGCTTATCTGCTGAAAACTCTGGCCGGGCGGCTACATTCAGTTTGTTTTGTGGTGTGTCACACTATATTCTTCGCATTCCTTGTTGTACCCATCGCAGGGCGCGCACCGCTGCGACGTGATACGGAACGTATGTTGACACTGTTCACTCTTCTGTTCGCCCTTCTTCGGGGCTGGATGGGTCTTTGTGGACCTAGCAAGGTTCTTCATTTCTTTTGCCTTATATAAGTAGGTGCCAGTGCCCAGCGGCACCGCATTCAAGCGGAGCTTTGGTTGGACCCTGCGTGTCCGGTAACGGCGCTTGTTGTGAACGGCCCATCCCGGTTTTTCCAGTGGTAAAAGCGTGTGTGTCAGGTCTGCCAGTCCTTCAGAAAATCGCTTAATATCCTCTGTGATTTTCTCAAACGCATCTTTGATCGTCTGATACATTTTCAGCAGGTCGCCCACCGGGTCTTCGGACCATTCCCGCGTGCCGTGTTCAGGGTCGGTCGTCGTCATTGGCTTTCCGTTCCTTCCGCGCCGCAAACTGTGCAGCGCCTTCCGGGTATCTGGTGGGCTTCCCGGTCAGGTCTGCCGTTGCGGCAAACTCCCGCAGGATATGCAGCAGAGGGACAGCAACAACGCCAGTTACTTTCACGCTCATAGGTTCAGCCCCCGTTCTGGTCTTTCCGTGCCTGCTTGTCCACCGCACTGATGATGTGCTTTACCACTTCTTCCATGGGCATATCACCTGCCGGGACCTTGAACATCACGCCCTGCGCCTGACCCGGATTTTCCTTTGCCTGCTTCATTGCATCTGTAACAATTTTCTCCATCATGCTGTCCATGTTGCCGGGCTGGCTGGCAGAAGGATCATTCCGCTTTTCTGCCGTGGCGGCAGTGGCATGGTCATCCTGCTTCTCCGCTGTGTCGGCAGTGGCAACAGGTTCAGCAGCAGGCGCTTCGCCATACTCGCTCTTCCACGCGACTTCAAACACGCTGTCGATGATGTCCTTAGCCACCGTCATAATGGCTTCCGCTTTCTTACGGTTACCTTTGCCGCTGTCCGCAACGGTGTGCGCCACCGCTGCTGCGGCCATAAATACCTGGTTCGCGCCGTCTCCCATCGTTTCTATGTCGATCAAACTTTTGCTCTTCATCTTCACGACCAGCTTTGCAATGTTCTTGCTCATAACACGACTTCCTTTCAGGACGGCGCATTTCCGCCCACGTCACCAGTACCAGTGGCTTCATACGAATATTCTTTCAGCTCAATGTCCTGCACGCTGTCTTCATCCAGCCACTTGTTGATGATGCCAAACAGGTATTGCTTGCGCATCTGAATAATGTTCTTGTTGGTGGTGCCCAGAGAAAACATCTTGATAGCAGCACTCGCTACAAGCTGGGTCAGTTCATCTCCCTGCCCGTTCATTTCCACATAGGCACTTTTCCGCCCCGGCGCATCATGGCCCGTGAAAAACGCCAGAATATGCGTTTTGCTCTTATCCATGTAGTCGTCCCCCTTACGAAGGCAGGCCGTCGTCTGCATCCTGCGGCCTGCTGCCGGTGCCCGCCCAGTCGTCCACAGCAGCGCCAGAGCAGGCAGCACAGTCACCGAAGCACCCGGTGTTCGTGTTCTCTTTCAGCTTTGCCATCGCTTGCGCAATAGCGGTTGCCTTTTCGCCGTGCCACTGGACGCTATGGTCTTTGCCATATTCGATCTCGCTGTTGCGGGTGTTCCATGCATCATCCAGCATACCGTCCAGCTGGTTCTTCATGTCATCCAGCATCTTAATCGCCCGTTCCTTTTCCGGGCTGGACTGCACGATTACGTCAGCCAGCGCCATAGCCGCGATCTGTGCGATATCTCCCGCGTGGCCGTCAACCTGAATTTCGATATCATCGCCATTCAGGGTAACAACTAAGTAGGCATCATACTCTTTTTTCATCTTTTGTCCTTTCTTTTGTGTGAATCTTCGGTCTGGTGGAGCATTCCGGGATTGAACCGGTTCCGGGGCTACACCCCCGGACGCGCCTGCATACTCCATAAAACGGGCGGCTTGACAGGCTGCCGCCCACCCATGCGGGCCGCCCTATGTATTCTTTCAGTCCTCAGTAGGTAGGACCCCCGACTGTCGGAATGGCCGGGGCAGCCGTCTGCGTCCCAACGTTTCCGGCTGCATGGTGGGCGTGATCCGGTGCGCCCAGACCGTCGCCGTCAATCTCGCGGGTCGATACCGCCCACCGCCACAAAGACGATCAGCAGGAGCAGCCACATCAGCACCACCGTCCCGCTGCAGAACGCCGGTGTTGCCAGCACCCAGCACAGCAGAGCGGTCAGGATCACGGCCAGAACCAGCGTTCCCGCCAGAATTGCGGTCAGCATAATCAGGGTCATCCGTTCTTCCTGCCTTTCTTTTTCTTGTGCTGCTGCGTCTGCCTGGACTTCCGGCGGTCTTTGCACGGGCGGCAGTACAGCGTGGTCAGCGTGTCGAACCGGCGGTATGCCCCGCCATCATGCCTTTTCTTGCTGTTGTTCATGTTCCTTCCGCTCCCTCCGCTCTCTGTTCCTCTCGATCAGATTATCCAGCTCTTCCCGGGCCTTTTGCTCTTTCAGCAGTTCGTCCAAGCGCCAGTACCCGTATGACTTGCCCGCTGCGTCCGCCTTGCGCACATCGGCGGTCAGTGGATCAGCGGGCGGGTTCTTATACTTCTTGCGTACCCGTTCCGCAAATCGTTCTGCGCAAACGGGGCACCGCCGGGCGGTGACGTTATTTGAAAGGATCACCGCCCCGCAGTCAACGCAGGTCTTTATTATCACCGGTCCATTCCCCCTTGTGGTTCTGGATGTAGCGCCGGATATCCTCCGCAAACTTTTTGCGCTTCCTACGCTCTATCACTTCAAAGATGGTGTACATCGCCGCACACACCACGACGACCGCCACCGCCGCCGCGCCCATCATCTGGCACGCTCCCGCTTCAACTGCTTTTCCAGCTCTAAGCGTTCGCACTCCCAGCGATACCGCCGGACACGCTCTTCCAGCAGGTTCACCTTCTGTTCCAGCTTCGTGGTGTAGCTGATGCTGCACCAGCCCCATGTCAGCAGGGCGGCAATGGTTACGATCAGTGCGAACCATGCAACCGGTTCCCGTGCGGCTGCCCGGGCGGCATCCACGCCGTAGAACCACATAATAAAGTTCCTCATGCCGGTTCACTCTCCTTCTTGTCTTCCGGTGCCTGTGCACCAGCCTTTGCCAGCTTCATGCCCTGAACCACGCCTGCGATATAGGTTGCTGCTTCCGGGTTTTCTGCCAGCAGTTCGGCCATTTCCTTACTCTGGCTCTTGTCCTTCTCGCTCATTCTTTCTCACGCTCCTTTGTTGTCCGCTCCTTCCTGCCGTGATATAATCAGGGCAGGAAGGAGGTGATTATTTTGACCGACCGCCAAAAGCTCGTCTACGATCTGTCCATGCAGCTTACCGCCGCAGAGCTTGCAAAGGGGATTCCTCTCTCCGAAAACCCCGCCGCTTACGCTCTTGACGCCTTTACCGGTTACATTGCGCTCTACTCTGCAATGGACCCTGCCAATTTTGACATTGCTCTTGCTAAAATCAAAAAGGTGTAATCCCTACGACTGAGATCGGCAAATCTCTCAATGCTGTTTGGGCACTTTCCAAACGGCCAGACAGCATAATAATGAGTGTCCGCATCTCTGCGTAGGAAAGCTCTTGCTCTTGGCATTTTGCGAGAATGTCATTGGCAAGGGCTTTCATTGTTTTGTCGTTCATGTCCCTGCCCTTGTTCTGGCACAGGAACTTTGCCGGGTTCTCCATCCTCTTCGCCCCCTTTCTGTTGCTCTTGTGTTCGCTAAGTTAACTTTACGAGTTCATTATAGTTTATCAAACTATCATTGTCAACCCCTTTTTCTTCTTTTTTCGTTGACTTAATTAACGCACCGTGCTATTATTATGGTAAAGGAGGTGAAGCAAAGGTATGAAAGATAGAATCCGGGAGGTTCGAGAGCATTTTGGACTTAGTATGGAGAAGTTTGGTTCCCGCATTGGCATAGGCAAAGCGTCCATTAGTCTTTTGGAAAGCGGTAAGAACAATCCCTCCGTTCAGACCATTACTCTTATCTGCCGGGAGTTCGGTGTAAACGAACAGTGGCTCCGCACTGGTGAGGGCGAAATGTTTGAGCAGACCCGGGCAAGCGTGCTGGATCGGCTGTCCACGGAATACGATCTGAGCAGAGAGCAGCGTTCCGTAATTGAAGCGTTCCTTGATCTGGACCCGCAGGAGCGGGACGTGATCCTGAAGTATGTACATAACGTTTTTGACCGTTCCGCAGAATCCGCAGCCCAGAGCACAGCAATACCCGATAAGGAAGCCCAGCGCATTGCCGAAAGTGACGAGTTCAAAGCCCTTCGGGAAAAGAACGAGCCGCCGGAGAGCGAATCGTGTACTACCGCCGGTTAGTTCTTCAACGTGCCGCTTCTGAGTGGCTTAAGAATCACCAGTAAATCCGCGCAAAAAGAAAAAGCCCACCGGGGGACAGGCCCGGTAGGCTTTTTCGTGTATACAAATTATTCTATGGAGGTATTATCTTATGAGAAAAATTTCTGTCTTTGCTGTTTCCTGTGCCGCCGTTCTCCTTCTTTCCGCTTGTGGCAGTTCTTCCAGTTCCGTGCCTGCATCTAGCGGCGCTTCGTCTGCTGTGTCCAGTTCTTCGGAACCGGTTTCTTCCGTTTCCGTTTCATCTTCTGCATCGGTCGATGATGCGTTTTCCGATTTTGAAGCCGCGCTTTCTGAGAACGGTATTGCTTATACGGAAAAGATTCGTATGGCTGCTGAACTTATCGGCGGCGTAAACGGCTACAAATACAAAACGCCCGATTATAACATTGAGGTGTATACTTTTGATCCGTCGTCCGACGCTTATCTGACTACCGAAAAGGACGGCACCGTTATCATGGAAGGCTTTGGCTCATTCCCTGCTTATGCTCACAACGGCATGGTTCTTGTGCAGACCGACAACCTTCCTCAGGAAGTAATCGACCTGTTCAATGCCATGTAAACCTCCGCATTCTCTTTCTGCAAAGGTGGTATCTCTATGAAAAAACAGCCGACCGGTGGAAACCGGCTTGTTGCCTACTACCGCTACAGCGGCGGCAGTCATCAAACGGAGCAGTCCATTGAGGGTCAGCGCCGGGACTGCGAAACTTACGCCCGTATCCATGGCATGGTCATCCTGCATGAATATATTGACCGGCATATCTCCGGCAAGACGGACGACCGCCCGGAGTTTCAGCAGATGATCGCCGATGCCGGGAAAGGGATGTTCGACTATGTGATCTGCTGGAAAACAGACCGCATCGCCCGCTCCCGGTATGACAGCATCGTCTATAAAAAGAAGCTCCGCGACAACGGCGTGGAGCTGCTCTATGCCGCAGAAGCCAACGTTGAAGGTTCCGGCGGTATCATTGTAGAGGGCTTGATGGAAGCCCTTGCCGAATACTACTCTGCCGAACTGGCCGAGAAGGTGCGGCGCGGTATGCGGGAAAGCGCCTTGAAAGGCAAGGCTATTGGCAGTTCCCGCCCCCTTGGCCTTACCGTTGACAAGGACAAGAAGTATATCATCGACCCTGCCGGGGCTGCCGCCGTGCGGTATATCTTTGAACAGTACGCCGCCGGGGCTGCGTCCTCTGCTATCGTTGCGCACCTGAACGAGCAGGGCTTGTGCACCAGCCGGGGCAACCCGTTCAATAAATCCAGCGTGGTGCGCATCATCCAAAACGAGGTTTATCGGGGCGTGTATGTCAGCCCCAAGTTTGACGTGCGCATTGAGGGCGCAGTACCGGCCATTATTGACGACGATCTATGGGAGAGGGCGCAGAAGATGTTTATTCGTAACCGTCAGAGCCGTTCCCCGCGCAATGACCGCGCGGACTACATCCTGTCCGGCAAGCTGTTTTGCGGCGAGTGCGGCACCGCCATGAAGGGCGTGTCCGGTCACAGCAGCAACGGCGAGGTGTACTTCTACTACAACTGCCCGTGCAAGGACTGCCACCGCCGGAACATCCCGAAGGACGAGCTGGAAGGTCTGGTGATCCGCACCGTCTGTAACGACGTGTTGCAGCCGGACGTGATGGATCGCATTGCAGACAGCGTAATTGCAGCCCAAACCGCCGAACTGAACCAGCCCAACCCGGAGAAGGAAGCATTGCAGCACGAGCTTGCCGACGTGCAGCGCAAGGCAAAGAATCTGCTGTCCGCTTTGGAGAACGGCACCGCCGGGGCTATGCTGACCAACCGCCTTGCCGAACTGGAACAGCAGGCAGACACGCTTTCTTATCAGCTGTCATCGCTGGAATCCGAGCCGAAGTACCCGGTCTTCTCTAAGGAAGAAGTTCTGTACCTGCTGGAACAGTTCCTTATTGCCCCCAGCGAGAAAACCAAGGCATACCGCCGCCGCCTGATTGATACCTTTGTCAGCAAGATTGAGGTGAGCAACACAGAACTGACCATCTATTTCAACATTGCCGAGGAAGATTGTGGAAAAATGAAAAAAGCTCCCCAGTCGAACCAGCCCGAAGGCTGTTCGACTGAGAAGCAAATGGTCCACCTTGCACATCAACAAGCGAACTATTCCCTTTATGCGGCTTCCGGCTACTTTTCACTGGTTGAACACCAATTTTCGGCCCGTTTGTGGCGCACCGCATAATCTGTAATTATTTTGTAATCTTTGCGCAAACAAAAAATGCCCCGCCAGCAATCCGTCAGGATGCCAGCGGGGCATTGCTTTACTTAGTGGAGATACCTTGCCAATTCAGATGCAACAAAGCCTGCGATCAATGCCGCAATGACCGCCCACCAGAGTTTGTTTCCAAATACTCCGGGGGCTTTTTCCAGCGCGGTCAAGCGGTCGTCCTGCTTCTTGTTCTGTGCCGTCACAACTTCAAGGCTCCGGTTTGTGGTTTTGAGTTGCTGGATGGTCAACTTGATATTGGTGTTCATGCCGTTTACTGCATCAGTCAGCTTCCCCAGCTCGTCCAGCCGGTGGGTGTTGCTCTGTGCACGGTTTTCGACCGCTGTCAGGCGATGTTCCAGTTCCTCGTCAGTCATTACGCTTGTTCTCCCCCACGTTACCGAAATGGGCCACAGTAGTGGTTTCTGCGGATTTCTTTGCCATGTAATCTTCGAGCTTCTTCTTGGTAAAGTCGAACACAAGCTGCACGATCCAATCCAGCGTCCGCTCATTGATTGCCCAGTCCAGCCAGTCCGGGGTGTACCCGCGCAGTACGGCAATGACATGGGCTTTCTTTTCTGCACCCGCGCCACTGCCGAACTTTTCCTCTGCGTTGACGATCCACTTGTACACAGTCTTTGCGACCACAAGGCCGTAGCCCAGACGTACCGCCGCCAGCGCCGTGACCACAAGGCCGACCACCATGAAGATACAGGCCAGCCATTCAGGGAATGCCATCAGAAAAACTTTCAGAATGTTCTCCATACTGTTTTCCTCCTATTTTCAGCTCACCCACCGGCTCTTTGCCGTGCGGGTGTCGATATGTACCCAGCCGTGAGTACGGTCGGCGTGTCCTTCCTTCGGGTAGCGGCCAATGCCGCCGCGGTTCGGCAGCAGGGTCTCGGCATATGCCGCAATCTGCTCCACCGTCACACCGGAAATCCAGATGTCAGCAGCCTTGCCGTAAAGATGCTGAGAGAACTTCGCAGCATTCTTAATCATGGCATTCTTGCTGGCCGTTCTGAAACCGCTGGTGATGTTCACCGGCTTCCCAAAGTGATTGCGGATTTTCTGAAGGATTTCCACCAGCTCCGAATCAATAAAGATCGGGTCGGTATTATCCGAACAGCGGAACTCCCGCACCTTGAAGGACGGGGAGAGGTTCTTCTCGCCGTCCTTCGCCCACGAATATGCGTTAATCGCCATTATCGTTTTCTCCTTTCTGGCTCAACGCCATTTTGCAGCCGCTTGACCCGCACTCGGCCACCAACACCGCAAACTCACTGCGCTCTGCGGTCGTGTCCACACCACTGGTTTCTAGCCGGGTCAACAGCTTCTCACACAGCTCAGGCCACGTCATAGTCGTCACCGGTGATGCGCTTGTAATCCTCGGCGGTGATCTCGCCCTTGTTTACGCGCTCGGCCAGAACTTTCTTCACGCCAACGCGGCGGGATGCGGGCATCTCTGCCCAAGTCTTAGTGCCTGCAATCAGGCGGTTTGCCCAGATAATGTTCATGGTGATACCTCCTTATTCCTTGTTCAGCGCTGCGTCCAGCTCACACAGCGCGGTTTCGATGTCGGTCAAGCGCTTCTCGTTGGCCGCGTCCTGTTCGCACAGGGCATCTTCCATTTCAGCCACACGGTCGGGCAACTGTTCGTGCTCCTGCT